CAAGACACACGGCGGAAGGCTTAATGATCGAAGGCTCCGCAAACGAGTACCTTAGCGTGACAGCTGACGGGAACGTCAACGGATTGGGCACCTTCACATTTAACGTGCGGGGCGTATACTACAGTGGGCAAGCTACCGTGTTCGCTACTAACGGGGGAGTCGGCACCGAGAGATTCGCGATCGGGAGTGACCGACGGATGACCATCGTGGCGCAAACTGACGCGGGTAGTGTGGCACTCCGCAGCGCTGACCCAATTATCTTGCCTGACGGAGTTCCGTTCTCGATGACATGGGTGCGGACTCCGACCTCCATGCGTGGATACATTAACGGGGTGGCTGTAATTCAGGAGACGGGAAATTTCCCTGTCGCCCCAACCGCCACGGAAATGTACCACGGGATACGGGAGACAAGTCAATGGAGGCTTCAGTCGGTAAAGTTGTGGGCAGTAGCACTAACTCAAGAGCAAATCTCAACATTATAGAGGTATTATGAAAGGATATTCCTTCTCGGAGTTGGTAAAGCTTGCGGAAGCAGCGTTACCAGCGACAGGTACAGCAGTGGCGGCCCAAAAGCTGGCAAACGCACGTACCATCGGTGGAGTCTATTTCGACGGTACCGCCAACATAAACTTGCCAGGGGTAAATATCGCTGGTAACCAAAACACCTCAGGGAACGCGGCGTCCGCTACAAAGTTACAAAACGTGAGAACCATCGCAGGGCAGGCTTTCGACGGGACGCAGAACGTTGTTATTACTCCCGCCACTATAGGCGCCTCTTCGCTCGGGCACACGCATACCCCTGCGGAGGTAGGGCTCGGGAACTTAAGTAATAACCCTGTGTCTGTTAATGCCGACCCCGCCTCTTACGCGCTCCGTGACGGGAACGGGGACTTGGTAGCTAGAGCCTTTCACGGAATCCACATCGGGGATGGCGCGAACCTTAATAACCTGCAATGGGGGAAACTTACCGGAATCCCCGCTACTGCTTCTCGCTGGCCGACGGCTGCAGAGGCTGGAGCGTCCCCTGCGCTTCCTATCAACGCGGATTTCGGTGGTGATAGTATCACAATCGATACTGCGCAGTTCATAGAGATGCTTCGCCTTATGGGGGCTTTCGGGCGGGGGTACTGGTGCTGCCGCGGTAGCTGGAGTTACGCTACAAACAGGTACGTGAACACAGGGATTGGGGTAATCCACCTCGCGGGGGCAATAGTAGAAGTTTGGGGATCAGGAAGTGGCAATTGCACTATCCGCGTTGTTTCAGCGACTACTACAGGGGGGAATGGCGCGTCCCCAAATTACGAGTGGATGTATGTAGATAACGGCCCAACGTACCAGCCAGGCTGGAGACTTGGGTTCAACACCGCGACAGGCGTACCTTGGGCGGCGTTACGAGATGTCCCTGCCACCGCCACCCGTTGGCCATCTACAGCGGAGATCGGCGCGTTACCAGCAGCTGGCGGCACCGTAACAGGATCTCTCACTGTTAATGGCGTTATCGTCGGGAACGACAGACTCGTCGGGATCGGGAAGGATAACCTGTACACGGGAGCAGGACTAGAAGCACGCACCGCGATTGGAAGCACGGCAGATCCATCTGTAGGTTTCCACGCGGCCGGACGGTACGCAGGTACCCTTCGGATGCTTGGTGATGAGTCATTTGGGTTCTTGGACGCGGAAAACACGCGATACAGCAACCTACGGGTAAGAGACCTGATTGCCGTTGGGAAAGTTGACACGCCAACGATCGCCACGCAAAACATTGCTACTGGCAACGCAAGTAACGTTGGCTGGTACCGAAGCGTAGGAGACGTGGGGTGGTACAACGAGACTTACGGCGGCGGCGTCTATATGAGAGACAGCACGTACGTAAGGGTTTACGGCGGGAAGCAACTAGCCGTAGAGAGCACCGCAAGTGACTCCATCAACACGGTCGGAGGCGTTCTGGCTGACCGGTACCAAACCGCAGGTGGCGGGACAGTGTACAACCAACGTGGCGACACCACTTGGATGACGAGCAACAGTATCAGCACTACCCACGCAGGGATCGGCGTCCAGTTAGGTGTTGGCCCCATGTATTGGGACGGTGCAGCGACGAAGTCCATCTGGCATAGCGGCAACGCACCAGCAACTGCTACTCGCTGGCCGACAGCCGCGGAAGTCGGGTTAGGGAACGTGGCTAACAAAGGTTGGAACTACGGAGTCGCCGCAGACACATACGCAGTGCGGGACGGAAACGGGGACTTAGTTGCTCGGTGGATGCACGCGGCGGAATTCTACGGAAGCGGCACGAACCTAACCAACCTGCAATGGTCACGGCTCACTGGAGTTCCACAAACAGCAGTTCGTTGGCCTACATGGGCTGAGGTGTCAGGGAAACCCGCGGAGGCCTCTCAGTGGATTAGCTTGCTCAAAAACACGTCAACTACGTGCGTCAAAGAGTACATCCTACCGCCACAAATGCTGAACCATTTGGCCGCAGGAGGGATGATCCACCTCCGGGTGTTCCTGAACCAAAGCGGCACGGCCGCAGGGGTTAGACATTGTAAGGAAACCTACATCGATGGATCTGACGAGTGGCAGAGCGGGACGATCAACATTGACCTAGAGTGGCCAGGGTTCTCGTACTTGAATATCCGTAACAACTCTACGGGGTTCGCCGCAAACCTCCGAAACCGGATTATCTCTCAATACCCCAACATCCAGCGCGTAGACATGCGATTATTATAAGGAATCACTATGGCCGCACCAGTATCAACTGTGGTCGGAGCTGCAACTGAGCAGATCTCCAAAGCTGAGAAGGGCGGCCTTTTTGTAGTACTTGTTTTAGTCTTATTGTTAGGATACGACCTGTACACAAAAGGCCAAGAGCGCGACGAAGCACGGCTCACTGAGCAACTACAGCTAATAGCGCACCAGCAAACATCTTTACAACGTGCAATTGACGACATGCGAGCAGCAACTATGCAGAGTCAAGAGCACAACAGGAGCATGGCCAGTCGTCTGGACTCCTTGGAGGGCACGGCGTTATCATACGTGTACACCACAGAGGAGCACTTGATCGTCAAAGCGCCTAAATCTGCGGGTTCTGCTATAATCCGTGTCCCTTTGGAGAAACCTCATCTCCCAACATCTAAGGAATAACGCCTATGTTGACTCTAGAGGAGTGGATTAGTCGATTCAAACAATCCCTCAAGTTCCAGCGTTATAACGTGTACGCGCCCTGTGACGCCCGTCGACTAGCGTCGTCTCCAGAGGGTGACCCAGCAGTACACGTTGCGATGCTGAAGTTAATATTCACTCGTTACGAGACTGAAACGACTACTTGTACTGCAACGAACCACGATCATGCGACGATTTATTCGCCTCGTGCTTTATGGCGCGCGTTACAAACAGTCACCATCACGGATCCCGAGCCTGAGCCGGATCCTGAACCACCTGTAACAGGAGGCGCATAATGAGCGCAGTAGTAGCTGGTCTATTATCAGCAGCAAAGTCAGTAGCCATCCGCATTCTCGTCGCCACCTTCTCTGAGAAGATGCTGATGAAAACCGCATTGATGGTAGGTGAAGCGATCGTTGAAAAGACGCCAACCGAAAAAGATAACATCTGGTTTGCGGAGCTAAAAAAGTCATTAGCGGAGAAGTCGTAATGAACTCCACTGAGAGCTTTTCCGCCCGAGAACTATCTTGCCGCTGCTCAAGCTGCAAGCAGTCTAAACCGCACCAGATGCAGGAGTACGTCTTGCGTGGCTTACAAGCTATTCGAGACGTGGCGAACCGCCCTCTTATCCTCACGTCAGCATACCGCTGCGCGAATCATCCAGATGAAATTAAGAAGGCAGCACCAGGCCGCCACAACCAAGGATTAGCCGTCGACATCAAGGTCTCAAACGACCGTGAGCGTGCGGAAATCGTGGACTTGGGCTTGAAATACGGTGCCAAGGGCATAGGCGTAGCCAAGTCGTTTGTCCACTTGGACTGGCGAACTGGCCCCAAAGCCATGTGGCTTTACTCCTAAATTGCACGAAAACTTGTTGAAAGCGGTTGAAAATTGGCCGCTTTGACTGAATTTAGAGAAATTTTAACCAATTTTAGGTGATTTTATGACATATTCGTCTCACCACTCGCACACTCTCACAAGCATTGTAGAGGGCATACAACGGTGTCTGTTAGTGCCGTTTCTCGCTCTCTGTCTCGTTGTGATAGCCTCTGTCATCCCTGCGCAAGCCGCCACGCCCAAAGGGGCAACTGGTGTCCAGTGTTACGCTCAAGCGGCGTACCACGAAGCGCGAGGGCAGGGCGACATCGCTATGAAGCTTGTGCAGAGCGTCACATACAACAGAGTTTTGGACAGGCGTTGGCCTTCCCATGCCTGTGCTGTAGTGTGGCAGAGTAAGCAATACTCGTGGACTGTTGACCACCCCACGCCACTCAAGCGCAACCAAATCGCAGCCCGTATAGACCGCGAGGCTCTGGATAGGGCGCGAGAGTTGGCCACTGCGCTACGCGCTGGGCAGTGGAAGCCTTCCATAAGCGCTAATCATTTTTTGTCGCCAGCGGCTCTCTCTGGCGGCTTCCCCGCATGGGCTAAATGCACCGAGTCGTTGTGGGCGGCTGGCGGGTGTGTTGTCTATATTTCGGATAACGATGATGCGTCAAAAGAAAATGCAGGTACAAGGGTAAGGACTCCTGACTTCACATTCGAAGGTATTTGGTTCTACACTCTGTAAACAGGCAGTCGACCTCGGCAGAGGGAGATAGGGTTACAAGCGTACCTGAAAAAGTTACTCTAGCTTGTGCTAATAGTAGTAACTTTCGTTTGTTACAATCGTGTGTCGAAGACACCATTGTTATATTATAATATAATTAATATTGTTATTATATTGAAGTAACAGCTGGTGTCGAAGACACACGCTAGTAACACTCGTGAATGCTTTTGTTGTTACAGGAATGTGGCGGGCAAGAGTGCTGACGAGTGTTTCTTCGTTTGTGCTACGAAATTTTTATTTAATTTTTTATGCTATTTCTTTAAAATGGTTTATTATATTTGGGTAACAGGAAGTTACTACAAAGTAAAAGTCAAAGTTCAATGCGTGTTAAATGCGTATTAGATGCGAGAATATCCAGTCGACCTTGACAGTGACACTTAGTGTGGACAAAGAATCTTGCTGTGACAGGAGAACTTGAAAGTATGACACAGGCTAAAGTTACATTGCAAAAATTTTTTCGCCACTACAAATTTTTTCATTTGTGGAGGGAGGGAAGGATTATGTTGATTGTTGAGATGATGGGACCCGTTCCGACTTAACAATCCGTTTACAATTAACTAGGAGATATACCATGTCGTTCATTTACGAGTTCTTCCGTTCAGTAACATTCTGTGTGTTCGTAGTAGCTGTAGTGGCAATGATGGTAGGCTGTGTTATGGCTTCATCTGGCCTGATCAAACTATCTGCTGTTATGGCATTGGCTGGCATTGTTACTTCATGTATCACTGCCCTGTTCTCAACTAAGTAATCAACTCTAACCTAATAAATCAACTGGAGAAATATCATGACTAACGTAACTAACTTCGCAACTATCGCTTTCACAACTGAACAACAAGAGCGTTTAGAACGCACTCTGATTGGCCACTTAGACTCTGGTACACTATCAGAAGAACAAGCAATGGCTCTTAATGTTACCTCTAACATTGTAGAGTTTCGTAATGTTGCTCGTGAAGTGCAAGCTGATGTAACAATCGTGCAGAACATTGTTGACTTCGTGTTCGACAATCTGCCCGCGATTGATTGGGCTACATTAGATATGAACCCTGATATGAGCGAATACTTTGTTTGTGAGAATGCTGAACAAGCTAACAACCTACGTTCATGGGCTGAGCTGTTCGGTTGCGAACCAACGATCAAGCCTAAGTTGACTGTGATCACAAACGTAGCAGCATTAATCAACACTATCGCTAATGGCACACTAGAAGACGCAGTTAAAGCAGACCAAGCAATGCGAGATATGCCTGCTCAAGAGCTGCAAGCAGGGCTCGAAGCTTGTAGCACAGACGAGATAACCTACGCCCTAATGCGTTGGGACGAAGTAGAGGCTTCCCGCCCCGCTGCCCTGGAGAAGTCGAAGAAGTTCGAAATGACTGCGGAACAGAAAGAGCTATCCAAAGGCTTCAAGGCTGTCGTAGAAGCCAAGCAAGGTCTAACATCTAGCATGATCTCACTAGAGAACATCGAGGCTAAGTCAGCTACTAGCTTGGCTACAGCGATTATACATGCGTTAGAGAAAGAGGGCTTCTACACTCAGTGGTTACCGACGATGGAGGATGGTACACCTTACAAGCATTATCTCTACTCCGCGAAATCAGCTAACTTTGATTCTCGCTCTGTTGCGGTACTAGCTGTACAATTAGCTGGTATTCTACCGTACATCGATAGACCAATCGCAATGGCTGATGTTGCTGCTGTTGCTGTATTCCGTCGTCGTATGAGAGATATTGCTCGGGCTAACCGCTTCATCCCAAACATGTACCACGAGTCAATTGACAAGACAGAACATTGGCATGCTAAGTTAGAAGCCGCTCTTGATATGGCTATTCGTGGTGCATTGTGAACTCAGGATGAGGATGGATTGATTATGCATTCGCGTAAGTCTATCAGTTCATGCATCTCTAGCACTGGGATTATGCACCAACGCGAAGCTATTTCAGTTGAGAACCGCCGTAAAGAGCGTGTTAAGACTCGTAGTAATCCAAAGCGTGATGGTACGTCTCGTGAAGTTCGTGATGCGGTTGAATTCATCGAGAGTCAAGCGCAAGTGGTTAACAGTGAGTTGCTGAAAGCGATCGTCACCGTTCGCGACATGTTCGTCACTCAGCAACTACCACTACCAGAAGTATTAGCATCATCATCACACATCATTGACGGTTGTGCTGAATTAGACGGTCAGGAGCTGTACTCAGAAGTCTTCCAAGACTTACGTGGTCGTATGTACCAGTTCGCACACCGTGGCCCCAACCCACAAGGCAGCGACATGGCGAAGGCGTTATGTTACCACAATGTTCGCGAGTCAGTGAAAGCTGGAACTCCTGAGCACGAGATGTTCCTCAACGAGATGTTCAATGAAGTGATTGGTGATGATGTGTGGGCACAAGAGAACTACATTCGTCGTACTGCTGCCGACCCAGTTGCTGCATTAGTTTATGCATTCAACAAACATCAAGGCATGTTACCATTTGATAAGTTCTTCACGTACATGGACATGTGTCGTACTTGGGTTGAGTTCCAAGACAAAGGAGAAGCAATCACTCAGTTGGGCTTTGGGCCAGATGCTAAATGTTCTGGTGCGCAGATTTTCTCTATCTTAGCTGGATGCGAGAAGATTGCTGAATCATGTGGTCTTGTAACAGGGTTCACTGAGAAGCCAGCTGACCCGTACAAACTGTCGTCGTTTGAAGTGAACAAGATCACCCAGACTATCAAGAACAAGATGTTAGTCCCGACTCGTGAGATTACACGTAACGAGATTAAGACTCCGTTCATGGCGATCCAGTACGGTGGCGGTGTTCCTGCATTACGCCACAAGAAATTCGAGCCTACAATGGACGCGTTAAATATCCCAGAACATATGCGTGATACCTTCTGTAGCGATGTGGTGATTCAAGGTATTAACAATGCACTTGGAGATACCATCGCTTCGTTCATTCAGACTCTACGTGAAGCTGCTCAATGGTACTGCGATACTAACGATGTTGATTCATTCGACTACCGTCACGTTGATGGCTTCAAAGTGACCAAGAAGGGGGAAGCGTCTGTTCAGATGACAGAAGAACCATTCATCATCAACCATGGTGCAGAAGGTCAAGGTGTTATCTTTGGATCAATGAAGAACAAGACTGGTTGGTTTGTGCCATCACGTACAACTGGCCCATTACAACGTCAGAACTTCATCTACTACTTCCCTGTGCATTTCATTCAGGGTATTGATGCTGTTGTCGCGCGTCGTATCGCATTAGAAGCTAAGGCAGCCGGACTACGTGGCTACACATCAATTCACGACCAGTTCCGTACTTGTCTGTCAGACGCTGCTAAGTTACGTGCTACTTGTGTACCTAACGCGTACAAGTACATCTTCATGGAGAATGATCCTGTAACTCACCGGTCACAACAGATTGGTGTCGAGGTGAGCTGGGGTAACCCAGTAGAACCACGTAAGCAAGTATTATCAGAAGAAATTCAGTATTCTACTGACGCATACTACTTCGAATAATACCGAGGTGTGACTTAGAAGCCATTCCTAGAGTGGCTTTTATAGTGATACTTTGAGGCACTACTCTCGCTACAATGGGCCACCCTATAGATGCTTCGCGGCAGCTTAACGCTCCGTGCAAGCACTTACGTGCCACAAGCCACTAGCGAAAGCTCTTCGAGCCACAAGTCACCAGCGATGGGTTCTTCGAACCAAAAGCGGTTGCAAAGTCACGTGTCAGCATAAGTCTACACGCATCTTTGCTCGGCGCTTGCGCGCCTAAAGATTGTGATATTGCTATCTATATCTGCCACAAAGGCAGGTGGCTACCGAATCCAGCAGTCCACGACGAAGGAACCTAGGTGTCACAACGAAGCTTGTCATCCCGCCACAACGTTATTCTGACGTGGTAACCATACCCGCCACATCTAGGTGTGACCGCTTGACGCATAGTGGGAATAGCTACACTTGTGTAACCAGCCGCCACCCTTGTCCGTGTGACTTTGTAGCAACATTTGTGTTATTATTGTAATACTAGTAATAATAATAATATAAATAACAAAAAGAGGCGTTAGCCTCGAATCTGCCCGAAGGGCATAAGCGTGCCGATAGGCACAAGAGGTAACCTGCAAGTAACAATTAGCAACCTTTGCTGTGTGACATTGTAAGTAACCATTGCAGATACGCTGGGTGCGATCCAATGGTAACAATTATAGTGTGACGTTGTAGAAAGCTCGTTGGAACAATTGCCAGTGTGACCGATTGTAGCCGCTAGTATGTTTTAGAACCTTCGCTAAGTAACCTTGATGTCACGGCTCTGGTGACATGGTGGAGATGAGGTTGTACGTAGGAGCGGTGTGGAACTCTGGCATGCCCCACACTGTGACCAATAACGCCACAACTCCTGCCACTACGCCTTTACCTTTTGCCTGATACATGCTTGCCACACGAGGGTGTGATACGTATGTGACCTACATAGGAACGGCAAAGGTGTGAACACTAGTTACTATGCCTGTGTGAGACGTCGTTACAGGCTGGTAACAGCTGGTGTCTTCGACACTCTTGGCGCTTCGCGCCGCTAGGAATTGACGCGGAAGTCTTCGACTTTTTGTGTTAAACCAAATATGTTTATATAATTGATGTTATATGTGTTGTCACTCGACTGTGTCAGAGACACCAGATGTAACGTTTATTCTCACTACCTCGATATCCGTCCAACCACGGCGAGGTTACCTGCGTAGGGCAGAGCAATTTGCCTTTCGTTAATCACCCATGTGTAACACCTCTAATTTGGAGACTATTATGTCACAACTTAATACTATTGAAACTTCATCTGTACAAACTCTTGCTTCAACCCCGTCAGTAAATTGCTGGTCTGAGGCTGAAATCTCTCTTGTCCAGTACACCAACGCTGATTGGTCTATCTTGGTTCAAGCTGTAACAAACGTTGCCTCCCGCGGTGTTATGAGCGAAGAGGCGTTATGCTCCATCCCAACACCCGCGCAAGACCATTGCGACTCGCTACATGGCGCCTTAATGTTGTTAGCAACTCGCGAGAAGTTCGAGCAATTCCAAATCGACGCGCTCCTCGACGAAGTCAACTTCCTTGTCACAGGCTTAACACCCTCTGAGTTGGATGAGGTGTGGATGGCTGCTAATGGCGAGGAGTTTTAGTCATGGCTAAAATGTTGCTACGTGCGGCGTCAGGGGTATTCCTAACACTCTGCCTCCTGTTAGTATTATACATCATCGGCTTATGCCTCACAGTAGTGATAGGACACAACACGCTAGACGCTATCAACGACCCTGTCTTGGCCAGTATATGGTCAGCGGGGCTATGCTTCATGGTGGCGTACGTCCTTAGTGAGATGTTCTGATGAATATTGTTGAAATACTAATATGGGGTTACCTCGGCCTGCTGTTGATTTGCTTAGCAGTCATGGCTTACCTCGCCTGTTTACCTACGTTCCACGGGGTTGACCGCTTCTAGGCTCGACCTTTACCTTTAATTCTATATTGGAGAATACCAATGGCAAACACGCCTTTAGAAAATGCTGCTAGCGCAGTACGTATCAAAATCCGCGAAATCATTTTGAAACACAAAGTGCGCCAATTCGCACTACGTGAGATCGCGGAGGCTTACAACATCTCTGCGTATCGTGCTAAGCTCGTGTACTACACGACTGTGTACGGTTGTACTGCTGCGACCATCGTCGACTTGATTCAATGTAACGACGAGTACGTGGATCACTGGGTACAAGCCCGCCCATCTGTCATCAACGGCATTCGTGGCCTGTAGGAGATAGTATGATTATTCATGGGGATTTATCTCACAGCATGGGCTGCCCTTGGGTAACTTTCAACAGCAAGAAGCGTGCCGTGTTAGTGCGGTTCGTCCAGCGGCTAGGTGCAAAATGTACTATCTCTGAGCCGTACAACTCTAAGCGGTCGTACTCATACCGCATGAAGAACCTCGATTACGCACGCATCTTCTACAACGAGCGTTTTGGTTGTTGGGAGCTGCACCTGTATCACGTGAGGGTATATCGCGCTACTCGCGTGTCTTGGCAAAAGCAACTACGCGCATGACAGGTGGTGACGACAACTACTGCTAGGGTACCTATGCAAATCATCCTTGAAGTCAGTCTGTGTTTGGTGGCGTTAGGACTCGCGTGCTTTACGCTTATAACACTGACCAGCCTTACGCTAGCCTCTATCATATGCGTCATACAGCGGCCAACAGCGTGGCAAGGTTGGGCAGGCTTTGTATTCGCCTGTGGTACTGCGCTTCTTGTTGGGACAGTCACCAACGCCATCTGGGACGTGATCTGGTGGCGCGTTGGCCAGCTGTAATAAATTGTAACAACTTTGGAGTGCTAGTGTAAAATGACGCACACCGCCAAGTCTGTATGCACTGGGGAAGCTGTATTGCACAGTAACGACCAGAGGACGCTACAGGCGTGGAGGCGGGAGACAGGTGAACACTCACCCACTCCAACCAATTTCTGTTAACGCCTCATACACCTATATGGAGAATAGTATGAACTCAAGACAACGCTCTTATTACCTACGCGCTAAGCGCATAATGAAGTTCCTGAAAACGTTGCCGACCCTGCCGACAACAGCCACTGAATGGTACCCTGCACACGTGCGGCAAGCCCGTGCACGTTTAAAATGCTTGGAGTCCGCGCAAAACTGTTTCGTAGCTTGTGGCAAAAATCACGACGCGGAGCTACTGGCTCCTGCAATTCGAAACGTGACTAAACGAATTAACATTGCGCTGGAAGAAATCGAAATCCGCAAAAAGAGAGACGCGGAAATGCTTCACGCAAGAGTGCAAAAAGTAAGACTACGTCGTGTCCCTGCACAAGCGGGCACCGTCGCGTTCGCTGGTAGTGGGATCGACCAAAACTTATTTGCCACTATCGTCTAATAGGAGTACCTATGTTCGACTTAATCCGCTCGTATGAGCAAGACGAAGTCCAAATCGACTTCGCAGTTAACACTGAAGAACTACGCAAGGAGTTTGAATCATGCCTGTAACATCTCGCCGCACTGTTAAACTAACTCCCGCCACTCGCATCATGTTTGGCGTCCAACCAGCTAAGCGTGTCTTACCTGCATGGGTTCCTAAGCTGATCAATAAATTCAACGTCTACACGTGTCACAACGTGGCAGAAATGAAGGCGCGTATTGATTCAGTGCTATCTGGCGACGTTAAGCGCCGTATGCTGCAAGCTAAAGTGCTTCACGCATACATTCTCCAAAACCAGCATGCTCTTGATTTAATGGCAGCCGAGGGCTTATACCCTGCCGTAACAGTTGCGGAGAAAACCCTAGAGGAGCAATCCGATGAGTTACAGCCAACCACCAGCGAATAACAGCGGGGCGTATTTCGTCCTCTTTGTTCTCTCTTTTATTGTATTATTTTGCTAGGAGGCTATATGCCACCAGAAGATACTTTGAAACCAATGCGAGTACTGTTATCAACGCTGTTCCACGGGCTTGAGCCTGAGCACATGCAAGCGGCACTCGACCTGCTCGACCTCCCTGACAACGCAACTGTTGTCGCATGGGACGACAGCAACGTTAAACGGCTCGCCCCGCCAGATATCTCTCGGAATATCGACGGGTACACGTACACACGATTCTTTGGATCAGTAGACGGAGTTGCAACACGTATTGTCCAAGTAGTGGACGACTTAGGCGGGAACCTATACTTGCGCATAGTATAGCACTACGTGCCTAAAGTGGTTGAAGAGATGCTGTTATGATTTATAGCAGCATCAACATCAGTCATTTGGAGGAGAATACCGATGACCAAAGAGTTCCGTGTAATAATTGCAGGTAGTCGAGGTTTCGACGCAGAGAAAGACTTCCAATTTATGTGTGGATGGCTTGATCACCTGCTTCGCAACAAAGTGGCCGACGGTTACCAAATTATTATCATCTGCGGCAAAGCTCGTGGAGGGGATGATGCGGGTGACCGTTATGCTAAACTACGGGGATACACCGTTGAGTATTATGAGCCTCAATGGGAAATCGTAACACCCGACGGAAAACGTATAACCAACCGCCGTGCTGGTATGGAGCGCAATGAAAACATGGGCAGGGTAGCGAACGCAGCTGCGGTCATATGGGACGGAACCTCTAGAGGCTCGCAACATATGATGCAATTCATGCAACGCTTAAAGAAACCTGTTCGCGTCTGGCGCTATCTTGAAGGCACGCTGCATTCACTTTAGGAGTCTATATGACATTCGAGGAGGCTATGGCCACAATCGTTGGTACTAACGGCTCCGTCAGCGTCGCGCGACACATATGGAAATCTCCTAAAATGTACGTGCGACACTTTGATTGTTACACCCGATTTACACCATTCAGGTCTTTCTGCCTTGCTAGTTGGTATCCAAAGCGGGAGGATGAGGAAGCCACTGACTGGTATATCCGCCACCAATCTACCAAGGAGTCTTTATGACATTTGAAGAAGCGGAAACTGTAGGCGAGTTACTAACTGGGAACGCCCTCACTCCACTGCCAACCGTTGGCGCAACACTGGAGATCCTTGGGAAACAGGTCACAGTTGTAGCTTCGGGCGCCTACGCGGCGAAACAAAATCCCTGTCAAAACTGTGAATTCCGCAACGACGAGGAACGCTGTGAAGCTGCCCCAAGATGCGCAGTGTATACTGGAGAACCTAAATTTGTTCACTTCGTTGCTACGAAAGACTTCCATAATCCGTATCGCTTTGTCGAAACTGAATAACCAACCTAAGGAGAACCCTATGGTACCATCCGCCCTGTTTTACCCTTTGCACCCCAAGATGCCGCTAGAAATGATCGCTGGTGCAATGATATACCACAACAAATCGTCAGGCAAGAACTACGGTTTGGTTGGCTACATAGGCACAATGCGTGAGCAACGTTCTGCGGCACGCGGGGAAGTGCTGCTGCGTTTCGGGAACCATGCGAACACAGTCAGCTACAGCCACGAATGGGTTTGTCAAAACTGCTGGGTGCGAGTGGACAGCTTATCTCCGCACCGCGCATTCAACTTGCCGCAGTTCTTAAGAAAGTACGAGGGCTATGCTGTAGCGAACGTAAGACATATTACGAAAGACCTCAACCACGCGCAAATCAAACAAGTTGTAGACCATGCAACGTCTACTCAAAACGCGCGAAAGCCTACGGCAGCAGAGAAGGCGGCGACACCACTGCTGGCCACTGACGTACTGCGAGACTGGTTACAAAGCCATTCAACGTTGTCTCCGCGTAGTCTTGCAGGGTACATGAATCTGCTGGTTGGTCGCGAGGATCTTAGAATCGCCATTCCAGACCACATTGCGGCTTTCCACGGGATCGATGCCTTTTGTACTGTTCCCGCGGGCGCGTTCGCCGCTGTCTCTGGTGGAAGAATTACAGTACGCGCAACGTCTCGTGCCAATGACCGTGAGATTGCGGAAAGCGTACCACTTGCAGTAATTGTGGGTAGTATGACACCTGCGATATTCTTGGGGCTTCACGACGAGGCACCTGCCACACTAGCCCGAGAATGGCATGAGACTTGTCGTGCGACTATCGAGCGTTGGCCTAAGGAGCTGTGTAAGCGTGATGAGTGGTATGTTATCAACGACTACATCCCTGAGTACAAGGTCGTCAAAGCCAACGTTACTCCCGCTGGCACATTCAGTTTATCAGTAGTTCGCCGAAACCGTAATTCAGCCACAGGGATATCTATCGGGTACCGCGTGCCGCTTACTGTCAAGGCAGTAACGGAACTCAACGCGCCAGCCACGAATCTTGGGCCGTTTAAGCCGGATGCGCCGACGGATCTCGATACCCCACGTCGCCACCTACTAGCCGTTAAACACGATAGTGGGGAGTTGAATGTAGTGCGAATCAGCCAAACGTATCGCATCGCTGACAATGCGGCAAAGAACCTGCTCGTAACCAGCTGCCATGACCGCCTTGTTATGTATGTTGAAACCGACGACGTGGTGCATATCGATAACGCGCGTGACCTCGGCTCAGACATTAAACTGGAAACGCGCAAAGCGTGGAAGGAAGTCCAAACTTACGAGCGTGAACTCCAAATCACGGTTCGTAAACCATTGTCATAACCGGAGAAGCTGTTATGCAAGACCGTTCCAAGTTTATCAAATTCCCTACTATGTCGCCAGAAGCGTGTCAAGCCATTGATCGCATTGGTGTGCAGGGAAGACCACTTCACCCTGACAGTCTAATCGGGGAGGAACTACTACCCGCAGGAGACCTCAAGTCAGCCCAAGTGCTACAAGACGGTCTTGCAGTCGAAACAGTGTACGGGTGGCACTACGTGCCGCTAGATATTGATGAATACAGTGTGTTCATGAATAGCAATTGCACTTCGTTCGTAAGCTGGTACACAGTATACCTCCTCGACGAGCTGTACCCAAATACTCACTAGGAGCTAACGATGAAATATCCATGCCCGAGTGGTGTGGAGATCTCAAAATTAACTCCTGCCACTAATTCTACCCCGTTACGTGCGCCGATTGCGAAAGAAACGCACGAGGACGTATGCCCACACTGTGGTTGTGTAATACACGGCCACTACTGTGGAGCATGTGAAGTCACAGTACACTAGCTGTGACAAGCTATGGGCGCTAGCGCGCCCTCAAGGTTTTGATAAACTAGCTAAGGAGAACTAATGCTAAATGTTATCGGAAATACCATTACCTTAGGCGTTTCAATCGCAAATGTCCTAACAAGTGCACAAGCTACTTGCCATGTGGCTGGTGGCCTCTGCCGTGACTTCTTACTTGTGTCTCAGCTCGACGCACCTGCCTTCCGCACGCGGCTGTCAGAAATTTGTGGCGGGGATATTGATATTATATACCTACCACGTCATGACCCGTCGTTCCAGAAGATCGAAGACTACGCGGCTGACTTCAAGAGTAAGCTTCGTAAAGCGGGCTTCAACGCGGAAATCACCGACGCAAATACTGACTACGAGCAATGCCGTCTGTACGGAGTAGTTCAACTGAAAGTCAACGATGTGGATGTCGACGTTCTGATCTATATGGAAAACAGCGACATCACGACTGTGTGTAACAACTTCGATTTCCGTGGAAACGCAGCGTATGCTACGAACGACAAAACTACAGGTGAAGTCTTCGTAAACGCCACTAGTAAATTCTGGGACGCGTATACAGGCGTATTCCAATACGAATTTGCGCATCCTGTAGTGACCTGCAACCAAGTCCGTCGCGCTAGCAAGCGTTTAGCACTATGGGAACTGGTGCAACATTTCACAGATGTATTAGGCTCCAAACCTAGTAGCCGCGTGCAAAACAAATAAACAGCTTTCCGGAGAGCACTCCCATTTACCAGAGTGCTTTTTATAAAGTTGCTTAGTTGCCATCTCTGTAACCTCCAAGCACAAGGGTTGACCGACCCTTATTTATTCTTATGATTGTTAATGCACTGAGGAGAATCAAATGCATACATCAAAGCGCAAGCTAACCCCACACGCTGACCATGCAATTCCTTCTAACGAGGGCTTGTTCAAGCGTTGTGAACACCAAGTTTTAACCGGCAAGAACAACCAGCAAGTGAAAGTTGTAACGCGCAGCGCACGCTCTCGTATCGACACCACTGCTTGTATCCCTAGCTGGTAAGGAGCTGTCATGTCTAACCGCGTTGTTTATTCCTGTGGCGATGTGTCCCTCACGGCGAGCCAACGTGGTTCGGAAGATTATCGTGCCGCTATACGCGCGCGACAAGCCCGTGAGCAAGCCCGTAAAATTGCCAAGAATGAGGACTTCTGTAAGCACTACTCTCAGAAGGGGGACTTCACGCATCTTGCGCCTATAGGCCACGTGACTGGAAAATTCTAGGAGAATATCATGTCTTATAAAGGCGGATACAACCCGAAAGACGACCCGATGTATTACCGCGCATGGAACCCGCAACCGTTGTGGGTAACAATCTGTGGCTTTATGTTGACGATTGTAATTGCTATCGCGGCAATCTTGCTCGCGAGTTCTGGAGCTTTACATCGCTGGTCTATGGAACGAGTTAAAGCTCAGGGCGCTAGCGCGCCTCAAGGTATTGACAGGAAGGTTAATCTATTGTACATCCAAGGAGAACCTTATGAAGTACAAGACTGGCAATATCATGAACTACGTCGGGCGACCTGACGTACTTGCAATCACTACCAACGGGTTTGTAACGTCCCGTGGGGCGGGTGTTATGGGTATGGGCATCGCGAAACAGATGTCAGATGCGTATCCAGAACTCCCTTCTCTACTGGGGCGCTCGCTCAGAGAGAACGGAAACATTGTAGCGCCGATTCACCAAATCGGCAATACTACGATTGTGTCGTTCCCTGTAAAACCTAGCTCGCTTGTTATCGAATCCTTGGACGAGGTCGTAAGTCACGCGCGCAGTAAGTACGCAGTTGGCCATCGGGTTCCGGGATTTCATTGTGTGGCTGATCCAGACATCATTCAAGCATCTTGCATGCAACTGGCTGATTTCATGGTTACACACAGTAAGCGCCATGCTCTTATTCCAATTCCGGGATGCGGAGCGGGTGAACTATCGTTCAACCAAAACGGAGTGAGAGAAATCTGCGAATCAAATCTGCCGGACAATGTGTGGATGATGTCGTATAATAAATCTGACTTCCTGAAGTAATGGAGAACTCATGTACTTCATCATAGTAGTATTTTCGCTCAGCTGGGGACACACCACCGAGTTAACACCCCAGTACGAGTCCGCGGCCGACTGTAAAGCCGCGATGCTCGAAATAAACTCGCAGGTGGAAAGCCGAAGCTTCCGCCTCGCTTGTGTACCTGTTCGATAACCTAATTCGCATTAATTGGAGAACCATTATGCAAACTTTACAACACCCTGCTTTAACCCCTGCTCACGGTCAAGCTCCTGCCAACGCTATGGAGCCGTTCCCAGCTGAAGTTGCTAACTTCAACCTGTTGCAGTCCACGAACAACACCAACCCCAATGCGCCGCACTACTTCGGCTCATTCAAGCTGGAGGGTAAGTGGTACCAAGTCTCTACTTGGATTCAGTACTCGCGTCAAGGCGGTCAACAAATGCTGTCTAACTCTGTACGTCCATGTACAGCACAAGAAGCAGCACGTCACGAAGAGCGTGATGCGCAGTTCCGTGCTCGTGCAAATGGTGGCCAACAACAAGCTGGTCAGGCACGTCAGTACACGCCTGTACAAGGCAACCCTCTGGATGCGCAACCAGCTCCTGCTGCTGCCCCAGCCGTCGACCCTGCGTTAATTGCTGCTGTAGTGCAAGCCCTTGGCGGCCACTCTGCATTAGCGTCCGTTCAACCAGCAACTCAAGCCTCTGCACAACCCGCGGCGGCTCCCGCTGACGAACCTGCACCAGTGCAAGCTCCAGTCATGGCTGACACCAAGGAACCTGATCCCTTCTAAGTAATAAGGGTACACCCGCCACTCTGTAACAGGAGTGGCATTTTTGACCTAACTGGAGAAAGGCATGTCCTCACATCCAATTATTGTTCTAGCCACAGCATTGCTGGTCTTTGTTGCGTATATGATTATGACCGCGGTTCACCGTTATTTGAACCCCAAGTTCACCCAAGGTCAGAACGTCCGCATCATTGCGCCCATTGCTCAACTGCGCAGCGCACTTGAAGACGCTATGCCCCTGAACTCGCGCTATCCCTCGGCCCTTGACTGGGCGAAGGTAAGGACGGGTGTGTGCGGCAAAGTGCTTGAGTGCGGTGTCAGACACGTAGTACTCCAAGTCTATGGCCGCCGAGTGAGGCTACCATTAGACGCGGTGAAGTAGTTGTTCAAGCCTCCATGCGGATGTAAGCCTGTTATTTAGTCATGGTAACTGCATTCCGTCCTGACCACCTTTGGTCAACGGGTGTTGCGCCTTTGTAGCACCCGCCTTTATTTCTCGTAATTAACTCCAACTCTGTTAAGGAAATGCCAGTGTCTGATTTTACAGAAGACCAAGAGCTCGTACTTGACATCATGAAAGAATGGCTGCAAGAAAAAGACGCAGCGTTCCTAGCATTGGAAGAACAGGTTGTCTTCTGGGCGCCAATTGATGGCAACGTACGGAAGTATGGCTGGATCAAGCTTAAGCTCAAAGAAGCAGTAAGCATTGTCCGCGCTACCAAAGTCCCAGTTGGTCTAATGAAGCATTGTACTGATGATATGATGCGAGCAGCTGCTCAAGAAGAAGACCGCACCTATGTCCGAGGCGTCACTATAGTTGGAGGAGTTGTAAGCCCTGAGTACTTCAACTTCCACACTAACAAACGCTCAGTGTGTGAACGTGACGAGCACATCTTCGCGGTATTGCTTGTCTCGGAACTCGAGCAACTTCAATGCAACATTATGTGGAAGGATTTATCCTACCTGTATGAGCAGGGACTGAAGTATTTAGGGCTTCCAATTCCAAACGTACAACAGCGTAACGGCTTCCTACGTTATGGTTTAAACGAATCGCCGTTTATCGAGAAGCGCAACAACAAACGGTACAATGGCCGTTACGTAATCCGTGAGAACGGAAAGCTACGCCAACTTATTTGCATTAAACTCCCTGACGTGTCTGGTATTAAAGAAGACTGGACACGGGACGAGATGCGTCGAGTGATTTTGGCTGCTGTAAAGCGGATGCCAAAAACCACTAAATAATCCTTTGGGCAATGTCGCCCGTTTCAATTAAGAGAGATTTATCCATGTCTATTAAGCAAATCCAAGTTTTCGCAACTACTGACGGCAAACAATTCCACGACATCGGCGCTGCTGAAGCTCACCAATTTTCTTTAGACAACGCGGAAATGATCGGCAAAGTGTCTAACTCTTTCGCTAACACCACTGTGAATGGCAAAGAAGTTGGCTTAGTTGGCCGCACTCGTGCATTCAACGTGAACGTAATGTCCGCAGGTGTTGCGTTCCTGATGGCTCACGGCCTGATCAACATCGAAGCATTAGCCGCATTCGAAGAGATCCAACCGTCAGAAGACTTAGCTGCTCGTATCGCAGCTGATGAAGCTGCTGCTGCTGCTAAAGCTGAAGCTGCTGCCGCGAAGAAAGCTGCTGCTGCTAGCGGTGAAGTGAAAACTGAAGAAACTGAGTCACCTGCTGACGCAGAAGAAGACCTGTTCGCTGAGTAATTAGCGATCCCTAGTCTCCACTAGGCTCTATGCCCGTTACCTATGCAATGGTAGCGGGCTATTTTTTCCACAACCTGCAAGACCCATACAGGTCTGAGGAGTACCGATGGCTGGTAAATGCGTCCAACGCATGAAGCACGACGTACCGAATTGTAAGTCGACGTCAGGAAAATCACTACAAGTATTCTTGAACGCCGATAATACCTTTAGTGGTTTTTGTTTCGCGTGTGGTGTCAAAGTTGAAGACCCATACGGCGACAACCCGCCCGACCCTAAAGAAATCAAGGTTAAGACACCGGAAGAGGTGCAAGAAGAGCTGAACGATATCCGTGCAGCAGCTTACATCAAATTCCAATGGCGGGGAATTGACCCCGACGACTGGCAGTACTATGGTGTCCGCTGCTTGCTATCAGAGTACGACGGCAAAACCCCGTATGCTTCCGCATTCCCGTACACGCGGGGCGGCAAGATCGTGCGATTCAAGACTAAGCTTATGTCAAAGAAAGTGATGTGGGGTGTCGGGGAGAACACGGATGTAGACTTATTCGGCTGGGAACGCGCGAAGCGGATCTCCGGCGGATCATTATACATCACAGAGGGGGAGGAAGACGCAATTGCGCTGCGGAAAATGCTGCGTATGATGTCAACCAATAGCTCGTATGACTATGCCGTAGTATCCTTACCAGATGGTAGCGAGAGCGCTCGACCTGCGTTACAGCGACAGATGAAAGAAATCAACGCTCGTTTCAAGCAGGTCGTATTGTGCTTCGACGATGACGCGCCCGGACATAAGGCCGTGCAAGAAGCTAAAAAGGTCTTCCCACTCGCGAAAGTGGCAACCCTCCCAGCGAAGGACGCCAACGCGTGCTTACTGGCAGGACTCGCACGACAAGTGCGGGACGCCTGTGTATTTAACACCACGAGTGACTCCGCCTCTGCGCAGTTCGTTTTAACTGCAAAAGACTTGATGGACAAAATCCTTCAAGAACCAGAATGGGGCGCACTCTACCCGTGGGACGAGCTAAACGAGCTCACTTACGGCCAACGATTTGGAGAACTTATCTCTGTCGGTGGCGGCACTGGGTGTGGCAAAACGTTGATCGCTCACGAACTAATGGCATGGAACATCGTCACGCACGACTGGAAAATCTTAGCTATTATGCTAGAAGAGACTCCGGAGGAGACGTATCAAAACGTAGCTGGGAAGATCGACAACGTCCCATACCACGTGCCACTTGCGGACGGGGAAACCCCGCGCAACAAGCAAGTACTAGCTAACACTGTACACAGGATAGCATCGAACCTCGACGTCTGGGACATTACTACGGTAGAAGACTCCGAGACAACGTGGAACCAGATTCAAGATGTCCTTCGTGTATCGGGCGATAAGTATGATATGGTCGTTATAGATAACGCAACAGTGCTATCTGAAGGCCTAAGCTCGTCCGATAGGAACGACTTCCTTGGTAAGGTAAACGCTGAATTTGTTAAGCTCGCGAAGAAGTTCAACTTCATGGCGATGATGTTTAGCCACCTAAACGCTCCGGGACCACACCAACGCTCCCACGAAAACGGTGGTCGAGTGCTCGAGTCTCAGTTCACAGGCACCCGCGCAGCCATGCGTTACTCTCATATGATCTTCGGCTTCGAGCGCAACAAATCCGCTATTGACCCTGACTGTTCGTACTTCGTAGTCCTAAAGAACCGCAAATTTGGCCGCACAGGTCGCTTCAAGACGTATTACACGAAGCGGACAGGGCGACTGACACCGCGAAATTGGGACGACGAGTCGTACAAGGACAGCCCTATCGCTACTAAGTAGTGCAAGGAGTATCATGTCTACTCAAGTTGTCACCGCACCCGTAACACTGCGAGTGCGAATTAGCGCCCCCAACCGCGAACCCACTGTGGTAAGTTGGGAAAAGTTCTGCAACGCGTTTAAGCCTCGGGTAAAGACCGAGCAAGACTTCGCGCAGTTCATGCACTTCATCGGCTGTGTGATGAAAGGAGAGCCTACAGCAGGCGTTCTCGGACTAGCACACATGTTGTTTCAGGGGGTGAAATGAGTCAACTCAATTGGCACCACCTCGCCCCGCGATTAGACCCAGTGCTCGAGACGCCTGATCTCGACAATTTCTGGTCTGCGGATATCGAAACCACTGGCTTGCTACACATGCTGGTGAAGCAGGAGAAGCCACGCCTTCACAACCTTGGTTTGAAAAGAACTAAAGATGGAATGGAAGTGCTGTACTCCCAAGGGGCTAACGCCCTTGCACCGCTTCCCAATGTGGAAATACGCCCGATTGAAGATCTTCAAGCATTCTTCGACACAAACCCCGTGCTGGTGATGCACAACGGGGCGTGTTACGACGGGGAAGCTCTTGCGTTCTTTGGCTACAACTTGCGAAGCACTCGCATTATCGACACCTTGTACTTAGCATGGTACCTCGAGCCACTGCGAGTGCGCTACGGTCTAGCAGAGTACGGGGAAGAGTTCGGTGTACCGAAGCCGCCCGTGGAAGACTGGATTAACCTCCCGCAGGAGGAATACAACCGACGGGTAATGCAAGACGCGCGCATCCAACATTCATTATGGAAACGCCTATGGGGTATGGCTTCGAAGCTGTACGACGGTGTAATCCCTGATGTGTGGCGAGCGATATCTCACGTCTCGATTGTCAAAGCGCGACCTCTCCGAAACCAGCAGCGAACCCGCTGGAAGCTTGATATCCCTGCTGCGAAAGAAGCACGGGACGAGTGGGCTCAGGAGAAGGAAGAGCGGGGAGAAGAGCTGGCCGCAGTGCTGCCTCGGAAGCCCGTATGGAAGGCCAAGAAACGCCCCGCACGAATGTATAAAGGGAACGGACAGCTCTCTGCGTACGGAGTCGCGTGGCTAGACTTCTGCTGTACTTACGGGATCACTGATACAGACCCCGACTTAGAGGTCTCGTACATTGACGGTGACGTAGCAGGTAACCCCAACGCGCCGCAGCAGGTGAAAGACTGGTTATTCAGCCTCGGTTGGGAGCCAGAAACGTTCGAGTATAAGCGCAACGACGACGGTTCAGAGCGAAAGATCCCACAGATCAACGTGAAGGATAGCGGGGGTAAGCTTGACCCTGATATTAACCGCCTCGCGGAGGACTACCCTGAGGTCAGGGCTCTACAAGGCTTAGGTATCATCAAGCATCGTCTTGGCCTCGTAGAGAACTGGATTGCTAACGAGCAGGACGGGACACTTGCGGCACGCGCAGCGGGGTTTACAAACACTCTCCGTCTACGACACGCTGAGATTGTGAACATCCCATCAACTCGTGTGACTCACGGGGAGAAGCTACGCTCCCTCCTCACTGCGTTTGATCCTGACGAAAGCGGGGATGAGATGGAGCTGCTAGGCTCGGACTTGTCCTCACTTGAAGACCGCTGTAAGCACCACTATCAAATCCCGTTAGACCCTGAGTACGTCAAAGCCCAGATGACCAAAGGCTTCGACCCACACGTTACGATCGCGGTAATGGGTGACTTCTGTACACAAGACGACTATGACTTCTATGTCGGAGTCGACCTTGGGCTTATAGAGAAGACGCCAGAAGTGGAAGAACGTGTAGCTAAAATTAAGCTGGTGCGTAACCTAGGTAAACGGACTAACTACGGGTGCCAATATGGCGCGCGACCACCGCGACTTGCCCGTGACGCGAAAATCCCGCTCGAAACGGCGCAACGACTCTTTGATGCATACTGGTCTTTGAACTGGTCTATTAACGAGATCGCGCGTTCCACAGAAGTCAAATCCTGTAACGGCGCTAACTGGCAGTACAACCCAGTAGCGAAACTCTGGTACCACCTAAAGACTGAGAAAGACCGCTTCTCGACTCTATGTCAAGGCACAGGCGCTTTCGTATTCGACATGTGGGTAAACGAGTTATTTGAACTCTGCCTCGAACGCTGGAACCGTGAGCCAATGATGAACGGCCAATTCCACGATGAAATTATTCTGTCCACTAAGAAGAAGCATCGGGAACTGTGGCGTGGCGTTGTGCTCGAAGCTCTCGACCGCGCAAATAAGATACTGAACATGCGCCGCACAATTGAATGCGGTATTGACTTCGGTATCGACTATTCTCATATCCACTAACTCCTTAGGAGACCCCAATGGCTTTATTTGATCAAGCTACGCAACAATCCAGCCAGCCAAAAGCAGACGCGCCCTTACTTGAAGTTGGTGGCTATCCAGCTCGCTTACTGCGCATTGTTGACTTAGGCTTACAGCCAGGCTCTACAAAATTCCCTGAGCCGAAGCATGAAATGTCTTTAGTATTTGAATGCTTAGACGAGTTCATGCGGGACGAGGACGGTGCTGAACTGCACGACCAGCCGCGTACTTTTGAATTCACAATGACGTACAACACTGACGGTTACATGTCTCCGAAGTCGACTATCTATAAAGTGATGGACGCGTTGAACGGCTTCAACAAGCCCTTAAGTGCGTTACTCGGAACAGTATGTAGTATCTCTCTGATTCAGAAAGCGACTAAAGCGGACGCCACCAAGAAGTACAACACTATCTCTGGTGTGGCTGCGATGCGTGAGAAAGACGCTGCTCGTTATACTGACCCGTTAGTCGGTGAAGCGTTCCTGTTCTCTCTAGATGCATCCGCGACTGAAGAGATGTTCAACAAGTTGTCAACTCGCGGCGGAGAGTACAGCCAGCAGGCTAAGATTAAAGCCTCCTTGTCTCTGCACGACGAAGCACCGCAGTTAGCGGAAGCGTTAAAAGTTGAGCGTCGTGAACTCCCGCCAACCACGAACGGAGAGCCTGTGCCAGAGCAACAAGCCCCTGAAAGCACTGGCGGCGCAGTACCTGAAACTGACGAAGCCGACCCATTTGAGTAAGGAGTAGTCCATGGCTATCCAGCAATTTAACCGTGCTGAAGAGTCTATGGAGTACGACTACGAGGAGTTGTTAATTGACGGCGACCTCCTCGTATTCTCCTCTTGCGCCGCTGTAGAGTATGGTAAAGATCCCTCGGAATTTACGTTAGAAGAAATTCTACGAAACATCGAAGGTCGTATCATCACAATGCAGCAGCGCCTCAAGGCTCGTAAAGTCCGAATCTTCTTCACTGCGAAGGACAACTTCCGCTACGTCATCGACCCGATGTACAAAGCAAACCGCGACGGGGCTTGGTTACCAATCTCGTTGCAAGACGCCAAGGCACACATCACTGCGATGTACCACGGCGAGATGGAAGCTGGCTTAGAAGCTGATGATCTGTTAGCGATGAACCAGAAGACTGATGGCTCTACTATCATTGCAACGATTGACAAAGATATCCCACAGTGTCGCGGGCACCACTATCGCTGGGAAACGCAGCATCAACCCGAAGCTATCTTTGTTGTGAGCGGTCACGGCGACCTCACTCTAACGAAGAAAGGTAACAAGTCGAAGGTAACCGGCAACGGGCCACGATTCTTCTGTTACCAACTTCTGATCGGTGACCCCACTGACGGAGTAATGGGCTGCGGGCAATTAGTGGACAAGGTGTACAAGACGGGAGCCAAGGCTGGTCAACCATACAAACAGCGTGACGGCATTGGCCCAGTTGAAGCATACCACCTACTTGAGCACGCTATCACGTACTCTCGCTGTATGGAAATTGTCCGTGCCCAGTACCGCCACCGCTTCGGCGACACATGGCAGTCTGAGCTGTTAAAGGCTGGTCGTTGTCTGTACATGGTGCAGCGGAAAAACGATATTGGCCAATTCCAGTTGTGGCACTACGACGCGGCACAATTGAAAGACTCTTGGTATGACCCCGCGATTTCCGCTGTGGTGTCATTCCACGGGTAGAAGGAACGACTATGCGATCATACGGTTACTACAAATCCGAAGCGGAGTTCCTACGGTGGTTACGTGGCGCACTGAGAAAAGTGTGGACTAAGCACCCTGTTAAGTTGGAAATGCTAAAGAAGAATCGTATACGCATAGTCAACCCTGCCACAGGTAAAATGACTTATCATATTGCTTGTGCGCACTGTAACAAGCTACACCTAGTCTCGAAGATTGAGGTCAACCACAAAGAAACGGTTGGCACGATCACAATGGCTGGGTTCGGTGAGTACTGTGCTAGAATGCTATTAGTTGATGAATCTCAGCTGGAGCTTCTGTGTATCGCCTGCCACTCGATTGTAACGTATCAAGAGCGGTCAGGAATGTCGAAAGAAGAAGCTGCACTTGAGAAGAAGATCATCGCATTCTTCAATAAGTATCCTGCTGCTGAGCAAAAGCGGCGGATGCAACTGGCGGGACTGGTGCCTGAATCAACTGCTGCCAAACGGCGCGACCAGCTCCGCGAATACTTGCGTAAGAAGCAAGGGCTCTAATTACATACGGAGTATCCTATGTTAAAGAAATATTTAGTCCATGTTGTAGCACACAACGGGTACGAGCGCATCCCTCCCATGATGACCTCGACAGTGGTAGAGACTTCTAAGTCCGCGCAAGAGCTTCTTGACGACCACAAACAAAGCCCGCTTGACCACCAGTACTACACCAACATTTCAATCATTCCTCTTTAGGAGAATACCATGAGTTTGATTCAAGTAGGATTTACACCAGCCGAAGCCAAAGGCTTAACCAACGGCGACGAAATTTACCACGTCGTCAAGAAAACTCGCTACACCGTCTTCGGACATGGACGCATGCAAGTCGCAGGTGAGTGGCAAGACGCAGTCGTTTACCACGGTGACCATTCTGGCTACTACGCTCGCGCGTACACTGACTTTCATAACTTCATTTACGAGTCTGATGCAGCTCCATACGAGGCGCAACAACGTGACCTCGCGGCAAAGCGCATGAACGACACAATCGCAGCGGGAATAAGCTATAAGGCAGCCGACGTCAGAATCAGTATTGGTAACCAACCAATTCAGTTAGGCGGTATGATGGATGCGAATGAGATGATCCGAATCTCTCGCAAGGTCACAGAAGAACAAAGCCTTGCTCCATTCATCCCTGCGGACGACGTCTTAGCGGCACTTCGTTCGGGCGGTGTAGAGCGTTACCATGCGCAGCCTGATGTCCCTGCTCAATCAACGGCAGAGCACATGTGGGGTGTAGCGATTCTGATGATGAAGTTCTACGGACGTGACTTATCCACGAAACTACTTGCAGCAGCGCTCACTCACGACTGCGGCGAAGTGGGTATCGGCGACGTACCATCACCTACCAAGCGTGCTTCACCGGAAGTTAAAGAAACGTTCGATCGTCTTGAAGAAGAGATGCTGATTCAGCTTGGCGTCAATTGGGTAGGCACTCTATCTGAGGAAGAAACAATCGCATTGAAAATCTGCGACGTCCTCGAAGGCCTCCATTACGTAACACGCAAGCTTCATGTGCCAAACATGCGTGTAGCTAAAGCGTGGGCTGAATACGCAGCAACCTTACCATTAAATGTAGCGCAGAAGAAATTCGTGCTAGCCTGTCTCAACCATGAAGAGCCGGTATTAATTGACCGCTCCCCATTTGCTGTCAAGCCGCAAGGAGTCTAGTAATGAGAACTACTCTTGGAATTGAAATGCAGAAAGCTCTCCACTTGGCAGATGCAGAAGCAAAGAAAGCCCCGAAACACTTGGGGTTAGAATACGCTGTATTCGAGAAGTATGATGGTTGGTATATGTACGTTGATTGTATCGACGGCGTATGGCAAGGCATCCGATCTTCAACCCATCGTCCGCTCCCAAGCATGGCGTACTACGATGCGTTATTAGCAGCTGGGCCGAAACCCAACCAGAATCTCCGTTTGATTTTTGAAGCAACAATTCCGGACATGGTCTTCAAAGATCTGAATGGTCGCTTCAACCAAACGAAGGTAGCTCTGAAAGACGTGGTATTCAAATGCCATGATGTGTTATTTGAGAAATACCCGTTCAGCATTTTCACTAAACGTTACGAGCGTATGGAGCAAGTAGTCAACTACTTACGCAAATCTCCAGAGCTACGTTGCTTTGAAATTGCACCGATCCTTGCCACCTCTGCTGACAAAGACGTCTGGCTAGAGCATTACAATCGCATTATCGACCAGCCTAACGGAGAAGGTATCATCCTGAAGCAGACGAATGCGATGTATGAACAAGGCAAACGCGCGCACTCTCTCATGAAAGTCAAGTGCGAAGTGACTCTGGACTTACTAGTACGCGGCATTGGCCGTGGCGAAGTAGGTTCGAAGTACGAGCACACCACAGGCTTCTTGATTGTCGAGAATAAAGCAGGGCAGCGCTTCACGGTGTCTGGCATGACCGACGGTCAAAGAGACCACTGGTTCGCTCATCCCGACGACATCGTTGGGAAGGTTGTTGAGATTAAAGCCATGAAGGTTCTAGCTAACGGTTCACTCCGCGAAGGGCGATTCAAAGCTATCCGTTTCAACAAGACGGTAAACGACATCGACTAAGGAACTAAATTGACTCCTGAAGAAATGCAAGCGAGAATCCGAGACCTCGAAGACAAGCTGTACACCATGACACGCGAGCGAGACTTGGCACAACGTGATGCCGCAGCAGTCTACAAGATCCAGCGAGACCACCAAGACGATATCCTACGATACGAGCAAGCATATCGTGATTTAGAAGCCGCAACTGGCCTCCGCGAGAGCGACGCGTATCGTAAAGGATTTCTCGCAGGGAAACTAGCGGAAAGAAACCGAGGTTAAAATGCAATCCACGCCTTCACTGTGCGTAGCATTAAACGGACCACCAGGAATTGGGAAGGACACTTTAGCTTTGGCTTTAGTGTCTTTATTCCATTTCGACGCTGTTGATGCTGTCGCGAACGAAATTAAACGCCAAGCGGGAGACTATTTCCAGATCCCAGACTTACCGAAACTCGCTACCGACCGAGGAACTAAAGACTGCGTCTATAGTAACTCCGGTTACACCCCTCGCCAACTTGTATGGTCTTACAGCAAGCTGCTGCAAAAGAAGTTCGGCAAGGAAGTATTTATGCATGACATGTTGATGCGTCACTCTGAAGCGAAGACATTCATGATGACTGACTTAGGACTTGATCCTGAGTTACCTGTACTCGAGAAGAAATTTGATCGAGTGATTGTGGTGCAGCTAATGCATCAAGAATTCGGATTCTCAAACGACATCCGTAAATTTGTATTCCCTAAGGATAAGAATAATCTCATCCAGTTAACAACTACTCGTGGCGACATCGACGGTGACGTCCAACGTATTCTTAGTGCGCTGCGAGGAAGACTCTTGTAGGAGCTTATTTTGAGCGTAGCCCAGTACTTAAAGCCGCCATCTCGCGTAGTAGCGAAGGACAACGGCTCGACCGAACCATTCGACATTGCCAAGATTAAACGCTGGGCGCCATACGCTAAAAAGCACGGAGTTGATTGGGATAAAGTCGTAAACGCCGTTGAGATGCAATTACCTTCGAAGGTAACTTCTACACAGGTGCATGAAACCCTTGTCGCTTACTGCTTAGCAGGAGACGATATCTACCTAAGCCGCATGGCGTCAGTGTTAGTTCAAGCGCGTATCCGCAAGAATATCGCGCGTAAACTTGGCACACCCGCCAACACCCACTTCTTTAATCTGGCCAAAGAATACTTCGACCGTAAGCTTTGGTCTCCACAAGTATACAACCGCATCTTAAACAACCAGACGGTAGTACAAGACTGGTACGAGAAGCTACGACATACAGAGTTCGAGTCGTGGCAAGTAATTCAGTGGTGCGATAAGTACAGCTTGAAGATTGACGGCCAGCCTGTGGAAACCCCTGTAATCGGTGCAATCGCGCTGGCCATTGCTATATTGGGTGTCACCCCTGAGGGAGAGCGTTTAGCTAAGGCTATCGCAACTGGTAAGATTAACTTACCAACTCCCACACTGAACGGTTGCCGTAATGGCGACTTCGACTCCATCAGCTGCTCTGTGATAACAGGCGGCGACACGGTTGACTCTATCGGGGTAGCTTCTCACCTAGCTTACAAAATGACAGCAAAGAAAGCTGGCATTGGAATCGAATTGGCAACTCGCTCTAAAGGAGCGGACGTCAAGGGTGGTCGTATCAAACACCTCGGCAAGCAACCGCTGTACGCGAATATTGACACCGCAGTGAAGATGTTCACGCAAGTTGGTCGGGGCGGTTCCGCGACAGTAACTTTCTCTGTGTACGACCCTGACGTGATGGAACTGCTATCACTCAAGTCTCAGCGCACTCCATTGGACATTCGTTTAGACAAACTGGATTATTCCCTAAGCTACGACGATGCGTTCGTTGAGGCAGTCGTCAAGGACGAGGAGTACCAGACGAAATGCGTATCAGGGATGCTCGGCGGGAAGTTAAAAGCGCGTGACGTGTTAAAGCGTTTCTTACAGTTACGTCAGGAGACGGGGCGTATCTACTGTTTCAACCATTCAGTAGCAAACACCCACACTCCGTTCATCGACGAAATCCGCCTGTCAAATCTCTGCCAAGAGATTGCTCTACCCACTAAGCCGTTCACCAACATGTACGACTTAGAAGCTGATCATGGTGAATCAGATGGAGAAATCGCATTCTGCGCATTAGCAGCAATTAACGTTGCCCGTGTGTCCGAAGACGAATATGAGGACATCGCCTACCTTGCGGCGCTCACCGTGGACAACCTGATCACAAAGGCTCCCGCCTTGACACCTCGCGTACGCTCTAAGATGCAATCGCGCCGCAGCCTTGGCATCGGCATCACTGGCCTCGCGGATTGGCTAGGGCAACAGGGAGCGAGCTACAGTGACGCTGACCTGATTGAAAGCCTCGCTGAACGCCACTACTACTACCTGCTCAAAGGCTCTCAACGCCTTGTCACAGAGCATGGCAGAGCGCCTATAGACGGCATCAAAACCGATTGGCTACCCATTGATACTAAGCGCACAACGCGCGCGCCTACGCTTGACTGGGAAGCACTCCGTGGCAAGCCGCGTCGCAACAGCGTGCTCGTGGCACACATGCCGACCGAGTCTAGCGCCGTATTCTCCAACGCGACTAACGGGTTATACCCCGTCAGAAACACAGTGGTGAAGAAAGCGTCGCGCCATGGGCTAGTGGCATACATCGCTCCCGCGTATGTGAGAGAGCGAGCGTGGGACATTCCGAATGATGTCCTAGTTTCAGCCTATGCTGCGGTACAGGCGTACACTGACCAAGCGATTAGCGCTGATTATTATTATGTACCTTCACGCCATCCAGACGGCAAAGTACCGATGAGTCAGCTGATGAAAGAGTGGGTAAAGCAAGCCCGTGCAGGAATCAAAACCATGTACTACTCTAACACAGAAGATTTCAACGGTGGTGCCTTCTCAGACATGGCTCAGCAAGACACTGGCTGTGCAAGTGGTGGCTGTAAACTTTAGGAGAACCAAATGTCTTTATTTAATACTGAGAATCAAGGCCATATCAATGGCTACGCAAAGTTGTTCCTTGGAGAACCGCTTGGCTTAAGCGACAACGTGAACGTCCAGTACCCTGAATTAGAGCGCTTGTATCAACAACAAGCCTCCCAGTTCTGGAACGAGTTCGAAGTCGACATCACGCAAGACCGTATGGACATCCATACCGAACCAGCAGAAGTGGTAGACTTGATGACCAAGACTATCAGCTGGCAGTACCTCATGGACACTGTGGCCGCTCGCTCAGTGTCACAGTTACTGCTACCCCACTGCACAAACCCAGAGATGGAACACCTCATCAACATCTGGGCTTTCTTCGAAACGATCCATGCGCGGACTTATGCACATATCGTTAAACAGACCTTCGACAACCCTGTAGAAGTTCTGACAGCGACCTACGCGAACCACGAGTTGATTGCACGCTCCCGTGCGGTTATCGAAGAGTTCGAGTCGTTTCAAAAGAAAGGGCAGAACGTAACAGAGGAGGACATTATCGTCGTCCTCGCTGCGCTATTTGGTTTGGAAGAAATCGGATTCTTGCCCTCATTCGCTGTGACCTTCGGTGTCGCAACATACCGCCGCAAGTTCATGGGCGTAGCTGGGCTAGTGAAGCTAATCTGCCGCGATGAAGTGTTACACACTCAATTCGGAGCTGCAATTCAGAAGATCAACCATGTGACAATGGCTGATGCGATGAAAGCCGCCCTACCTCGTATTCAAGCGGTACTCGACGCAATCGTGGCGCAAGAGCTCCACTTCTCGGAATACTTGTTCTCAGAAGGTCGCGAGGTACTAGGCTTAAATGCAGACCTGTTAAAGCAGTATGTACGTTACATGGCTGCTCCAGTGTACACGGTATTTGGATTGACCGCGGACTTTGAAGTACCTGCCACGAACCCTCTCCCCTATATGGAAGACTGGATCGACGGCAAGCGAATTCAAACCGCGCCTCAAGATTTGCAGAACAGCGCGTACCAGGTAGGGGCAATTGTTGACGACACAGCTGGTCTTGACTTAGACCTCTGAGGTAGTTAATGCTGGAACCGATTGAAGAGTATCTGGATAATTATATTGTTAACCAGATGGTTCAACATTACGGGGATCTGCTGAAAGTATCACGTGCGAAGGGTGTTATGTTCACCCTTCCAAAACTTCGGGAATACATTCAGAACAACCCGTACATCATTGCGCAGTACAAAGAAACTATTCATGCAGAACGGGACGGCCAAGGTCTGACCAACAATGCTGTACTGAACTCTTTGATCGCTGCACAGATTGTTAGCTTCGAAACTGGTGCATACCACAACACCAGAATGTACTCGGACGAGTTAAAGAAGCAAATCACCGAAGGGACTCGCAGTGACACGGCCTTGGAAGAAGCTGTCGCTGAGGTCGTCCAAGCTTCTATGTTCGAAGAGATTATCCAGTCTCCTCTGGACGTGGACTTGGATCGCATCTCCACGGCGGACGCCAACCGTGTCCGTGAGTACTTCATGGATCCTGAGTTTGGATTCCGCCGCTTCTCCTTGTGGTGCTTCGAATTGCAAATGGGCTTTAAGTTCCAGCTGCAAGACTTCCACGAGATCATTTTCGACTTCTGCCAAAAGATTGTCCTAGGCGAAATCGACCGCGGTATCGTGTGCATCCCTCCACGGCATTCTAAAACTCAAATCCTTAGTATCTTCCTACCGCTGTACTCTTTCTGTTGTAACCCTACCAGCCACAATATTATCACGTCTTATGCGGATGACGTTGTTGCTGAATCCTCGGGTTATATTAGACAGATTATGATGGAAGGCCTGTTCCAAAAGATTTTCCCCGCGGTACGCATTGACCCGAACAAGCGGTCGTTAGAACGCTGGGGTACCACACGTGCTGGTGTAATGAACGCCGTACCAACAGGCGGCAAGATGACAGGAAAGGGTGCAGGTTCACTCTCGACTGTCTACTCTGGTTGCTTAGTGGTAGACGACGTTATCAAGCCGAAAGATGCGTACTCGAACCAAGTACGGACGGAAATCAATGACCGCTACGACAACACGTTCATGTCGCGGCTCGCTAATGACGGCGTTGTTACTGGCCCTGATGGTGAGCAAATTACCTGCGCACGAACGCCAATCGTGGTTATCATGCAGCGGGTACACGACGAAGACCTCGTAGGTTATCTCCTGCGGGGCAACTCCTCTGACAAGTATCACTTCCTCAACATCCCAGGGATTATCACACCAGACTGTGGTACTCAGGAATGGTATGACCGAATTGGAACCCGTCAAAACTATACGCATATGATTCCGTACCTCTACGACTTAAAACGTGGAAATGGCGAGTCAGCGCTGTGGCCTAGCCGTAAAAGCTTAGAGTCCCTCCGTGCTATGCGGATAGCGATTCCATACACCTTCTACTCTCAGTACATGGGAGAACCAACCGCTAAAGGCTCTGGTCTAATCCAAGAAAGCTGGTGGATGGATAATATCTACGAAGAGATACCAATGTCCCGAGTGCGAAGAGCATTTATGACTGCGGATACTGCTTCGACCAAACAGAACTACTCTGACTACTCTGTCATCTGTCTTTGGTACCTGCTGGACGACAGCACCCTACTGCTTGCCGACTTAGAATTGGGTAAGTACGAAACCCCTGAAGTGCAGAAGATGATAGAAGACTTCTGGAAGAAACATTCTGGGTTGAACATGCGTTACCCTAATACAATGCCTGTGGGCTTGTATCTAGAGGATAAATCATCTGGCCAATTCCTTAACCAGTACTTTGCTCGCTCTGCCACAGTGCGGGTATTGCCGGTACCACGGGATAAATCAGGTGGCGACAAGATTGCACGGTTCTTATTTGCAGTACCATTTTGGACAGCTGGGCGCTTCCGAATGCCCGCTAACCACAAGCATCTAGCGCATATTCAACGAGAGACACTCAACATGACAGGGGAAGGTTCAGGTACTGGACACGACGACTTCATCGACAACGTATCCGATGCAGCAGCAATTGCCTTCGGTGCGGCATCCGCCAACTACCAAGCTTGGCTCTAGGAGAAACTAATGGCCTTAAAAACACGTCTAGACGCTCGTTCTAAAGACAATGATTACTTAACTCTAGTCCACACCCCGACTGGTGAGCCTATCGCACGGATCCGTGCATTGTCAGCTCGTGTCGAGCTAGAGATCGACTCAATTGGCGACGTCCACATTGAGAAACCTTCGGGATTCACTAGCCGCAAATAAGCGAGGTGCTCATGACGGCTCCTAAAGAACCCACGCTCCAAGGGCTCGCAGCTGTACTAGCTGACGAGTCCCTACAGTCTGTCCACGACGGCCTTGAAAACCTGCTTACAGGTATGGGCACCGACAAAGACAAAAGTACTGGAAACCGCTGGGTACGGTCTGGAAGAAACCGCGACCACGACGAACTCATCACTCGCTACCGCGAAGACTGGGTTGCACAGAAAGTCTGCGACATCATTCCACAAGACCTTACGCGTAAGTGGAGACGTTGCAAGACACCAGAAGCACAAGCGGCTGACAAGAAGTTCCGTGTGAAGCATCTATTCCGTGATGCGTATAAGTGGGCACGTGTATTCGGCACATCAGCCATCATCCTCGACATTCGAGGGACAGGTGCTCCTCACACACCGCTAAATCTTGACCGCTTAAAACGTAACTGTATCCGTGGCTTGCAAGTGGTAGACCGTACACGTCTAATGCCCACTGGCCAAACGGAAATGAACGCGCTGAGTCCGCAATACGGCTTCCCTACGCACTATATGCTAGGTGGTTCCACTGTGTCGATTCACCATTCACGCATCTTACGCTTTGAAGGCACTCCACTGACTCGCTACGAGACTTGGAAGAACCAATGGTATTCTGATTCTATTCTTATTCCATTGGCGTCGACTATCGACAACTTCCACGTGTCAGCACAGGCAGCAGCAGCGTTAGTCCAAGAGGCCAACGTTGACGTAGTGACCGTACAAGGTCTGCAACAGTTACTTACGCATCCAGCAGGTGAGCAAGCTGTGATGAAGCGCTTCCGTATGATGAAGACTCTAAAGTCCAACCATAACGTATTAGTGCTCGACGACACAGAAGAATACACCACAAAGACTATCGCGCTCAACGGCGTGAAGGATTTGATCTGGGAATATCTTCGTATTGTAGCAGCGGCTTGTGGTATTCCCGCCACACGATTCCTGTCAGCGTCTCCAGATGGTATGAATGCTACTGGTGAATCTGACTTGAACAACTACATTGACATGCTGGAAGGTGAGCAGGCTGAGAACTTCGACCCACGGTTAGAAGTGATCGACAAGCTTATCGCAGCACATTGTGGTTTACCTCCAATTGAATACGAGTGGGTTAGCCCATTCCCAGAGAGCGCGTTAACGAAAGAAGAACGTCGCAAGACCCTCAGTGAAGCACTCAACCTGCTTGTAACTGGCGGTGTCCTCACTGGTGATACTGCTATTAAGATTCTTGAATCTGAGCATATATTCAAATTGGAATCATTAGGCAAAGCCCCGCCTCCACCTGCACCAACAGGGAATCCATCCTCAAATGCTTCTAAGAAAACTCCAAGTAAGCCTAAGTGATAATGGTTGTGACTTACCTACCCAGCGTGTCTTCAAAGACAGTGGTGCCATGATTGCTCCCGCGACGATTGCTCGCACGGGCATCATGAACTACTCTGCTGGTCAGCTAGGCAAACTGTTCTCCGACTTACCCGCGACTCAAGTAGTTAAAGTGATGACTACTGCTGAAGAGTTGTTCTGTAAAGATTCAATCGAGTCTTATCACAGTTCACCAATCACTATCCTCCATCCTGACGATGATGTTGATGTTGATAATGCTTCCGAGCTACAGCATGGGCATATTGTAGGCTTGCCATTCCGTGACGGCGACAACCTGAAAGCGCACATCGTGCTCTCAGACCGCGCAGCTCTAGACGCTATTGAGCAAGGTATGGAACAGCTCTCTTCTGGCCACGGCGCACAACTAATCCGCCTGTCTGACGAAGAAGCTAAACGAGTAGGCTATCATGCGATCAAGACAACCATCCGTAACAACCACGTTGCGATTGTTCCTTCTGGTCGTGCTGGTAATGCTCGTATTGCTGACTCCGCCGAACTACTCGAAGAAGAAGTAGACGAAGCGGTGTTACCAGAAAATGGTTCCGAAGGCTCTAACGAGCCAGAAGGTTCTGATAAAACTAACTTAGAGCAGAAACTAAAGGACGCAGAGGAGTTACACGAAACTACCACTGCTAAGCTCCACGACGCAGAAGCTAAGTTAGAAGCTGTCCACACAGAGCTAGAAACTCTCAAAGCCGAAGTGACGCGATTAAGCGACCAGCTGGCAGGTGACGAGCATAAAGCCTCTGTGAAGCAGCAAGTTCGTGACGCTCTTGACTTCTTGGCAACAGCCTCTCAGTTCACGGACAAAGATCTAGTCGGCATGGAACCTATCGAAGCCAAGCGTGTGATTCTACAAGACCACACTGGCAAAGATATGTCTGACCGCAGTGACACGTATATCAACGCGCGTTACGAAATTCTGTTAGAAGATGCTGATAATGGTGATGACTCTGCCATTAGCACAGCGTTGAAAGACAATCTCTCCTTCGACCCTACACCTGCTGCACGCCCGTCAAAGAGCGATGAAGCACGCCAACGTATGGTCAATCGCAACTCTCATAAATAGGGGTTCTCATGCCTGTTCAAAACTATTCAATCAACACTGGTGACGGCTACGAAGGTCAAATGCACGGCCTGCAACAAACTCGTGCGGACATTTCTACTGGATATGCTGATGATGCTATTAGCTTCGGTAAGGCTGTAAGCGTAGGTACTGGTGAACGCGGTGTGAAACTTGGTGGCGCAGCCTTAGTCCACGGCATCTCTGTTCGCCAAATCGACCGTGAAGCAGCCACTCGTCCGTCAGACGGTACTGTCGTCTTCAAGAAAGGTGACACTCTGCCTGTACTGCATGACGGCCGCATCGTGGTCAAGGTCGCCGACGCAGGCCAAGCCAGCCGCTTGAATGCTGTGTTCGTCAACACAAAGACTGGACAATTCGCTGTAGCCGCTGCCACTGACTTCGTGGAAGCGAAGAACGTTCGCTGGGCGATCAGCAAGACCGTGGAAGCTGGCGCGCTTGTACCAGTGGTAATCACCAACGCGCTGCAATTCACTGCTTAATTATAATCATAATTTAAGTAGACTCTGATTCAAGCGGTTACTCTGGTGGCCGCTCTTATAGGGAATCCCTAATGTTACGTAAAGTTAAAGTTCGTTTAGTTGATGCTTCTGGCAAAGAAACATTTGAAGAAATCACGCTGCGTCCTGACATCCAACGCCTAGTTGACGCGTCAGAAACACTGCGTGACGACGACGGGATGTTCTTCCAGCGTCAGCTTGAAGCCATTGAGTCTCAGACGTATGACGTCCTGTACCCTGACTTAGAAGCGCGCTCTTGCTTCACTACCAACACCTTTGGTGGCGAAGGCGCTCGTACTCTAACCTACCGCTCTTTTGACCGTGTAGGTCGCGCGCAGGTGATCAACGCCCGCGCTACTGATTTGCCAAAGTCTGATATTTCTGGTAAAGAATACTCAGTCTCTGTGAAGTCAGTCGGTTGCGCATACGACTGGGATATCGACGAAATCTCTGCTGCTGCTATGGCGGGTATGCCGTTAGAAGCGCGTAAGACAATGGCAGCTCGCCGTGGTTACGAAGAGTACATCAACTCAACAGTGTGGCGTGGCGACGCGGAAGCAGGCCTAGGCGGCTTCTTCACCAACACCGACATTCTGCGTCAACCAGTAGCTAACGGTGCTGGTGGTAGCGCGAAGTGGGTTGACAAGACTCCAGACGAAGTGCTGGCTGACCTAACTGAAGCTTGTGGTTCAATGTACGCATTGACCAAGAAGATCCACGCGCCGAAAGAGATCTGGTTATCTACTATGAAGTGGAACTACCTGTTCTCTACTCCACGTAGCCCAATGTCTGACAAGACTATCGGTCAATACTTCTGTGAGAACAACCAGTTCGGTATCACCAAGGCAGACTTCAAACCACTGAACGAATTCGCTGAAGGTATTCCAATGGGTACTGGTGCGGGCGCTGATCTGTTTGTTGTGCTGAACCAACGCACTCCAGAAGGTCTGGAAACTATCCGTATTCGTGAAACTCTGCCGCTGCAATTCATGCCAGTGCAGATCCACGGCTTAGTATACGAAGTCCCTGGCCGCGGCCGTTTCGGTGGCTTAGAGGTAACTTATCCTCGCGCTATCGACATCTGGTACGGCATCTAAGCCTACCATTCTCGGCGGTGTAATAGCCGCCTGTCAATTTCCAATTAAGTGAGAACAACATGCAAGTAAAGAACGATACTGAACATTACCTTGGGTTTACGGTTCGTATGAACGCGGGTGAGAAGGTGCACGGCTTTGATGCCAACGGTAACAAGATTACCAAGGATGCCCAACCAGACCTACGCTCGATTCGAATTCCAGCTGGCGCAACCGTCGAGCTAGAAGACCGAGTGTGGGAATTAGCTTTAGAAACGAAGTCACAACGCCAAGGCATCACGCTTGAAATAGAAGACGTTCAGGCTGGTGCTCGTAAGGAAAGTAACGTCGCGCCTGAGAAAATGTCTGTCGTCCATGGGGACGGCAACTACAAGACATTCTACCCAGTGCGTGAACTCGTGAAAGCCGGCAAGTTAGTGGTCATCGAGAAACCAGCATGTAAGTTGACTGTAGAGCAGATGCGCGACAAGATCGCGGAAGCACAAGGCTACCCACTGCCGAAAGAAGTTAGTGACGAGCTGATTACGGCTCAATACGAGCGCATGTTCGGCTAAGGCTAAGAAATGGTAACCTACCAAGATTGGCTCAAGAAGTTCCCTCAGTTTGTAGCTGTTTGCGAACCGCTATTCGACGAGAAACTTTTTGAAGCCAAGGTGGAAATGGGCGACGACCCGTATCGCTGGAGTGATCCAAAAGTGTACGATATCGCTCAAGGTTACCTGATCGCCCACTTGTCCGCACTGGACGAAAGCTGGCAGACAGGTGACCATTCTGTATTGCAGCCGTACAGGACGAAACAGGTTGACGACGTAATGATCGAGCATGCTGTGTCAAGAGACATGCAAAACAACTTCGATCCTTACACAGCAACCGTGTACGGGCAGCAATACCTTAAGTGGCGCCGCATGGCATTTGCGGGGCCGAGGGTTGTATAATGATTAACCTACGTGGTGCATTTGGGGCGCAGACGACGACTACTGTGAAAGTTCATCTGGAAATCGTTGGTTATTATGATGATAATAATCGCTGGGTTCCAAGTGGCTACGGACGCGGTATCCCCATTATCTGCACCCCATTACCTCTAGGTGACCAAGACCATGGTACCTACGGGGAATCCTTAAAGGCGGAAGAAATAGGTGAAAGGACACCAGCGGGAATGAAATTCACGTCCCCGTTCCGCTTGCCGATTAACGCAGTGCTTTCGCACAACGGGCAGCAGTATAAGATCACCCGTGAAGGAGACTACTCAGCAGCAGGTTTTTGGGCAGCTGTAGGCTTCACGGATACCACTGCTAAACCTATCGACGTTAGTCAGCCCCTCGAGTACCCAGATGGCATGACCATCACCAAGGGTACGGTCGAGATTCCCGTTGCAAGAATTCTGGAGGCCTATAGTGGTCGATGCTGATGATATGCAAAGAATGATGGACTTAGTCTCCCTGTCATTAAACAAACCGAAGTACGCGTACGAGATGCAACACAACCAGCCGAAGCCGAACGTACCCTCGTTCGCCGCGGTGAAGTTCATAGACGAAGAAAACCCAGGCCGCGACAAAGTTGAAGTGGTAGAGGTGGACGGGAAATTCTATGAGCGGATTACTGGTGTACGCCTACTAACTTTCAAGGTGCTGTTCACTGAGGGCTCCCCTATGTGCTCTCAATTCCTATCAACGATGCGCTCCGCCCGTGTACTTGAATTTTATTCTACACGGAATTTTTCTTATATTAAGCATAAGAAGCTCGTAAACGAGTCGAAAGAGCTGGAGACTAACTGGGAAATCCGTGACGGACTACTCTTGACGTATATGACTATTCGTCAGTACGATACCCCAATTGAAACGATCGAGACCATTGAGTGGGAAGGTCGCTATAACGAAGGTGACAAGTTGCACACCTTCAAACAACTCAACTAAAGGAGCTTCAATTGAGCTTACCTATTTCTACTGTAGTTGACGTTACTATCACGTTCTCGCCAAAAGCGAAAGAGCTTGCTAGCTTCGGTAAACTGATTTTCGTGACGGACGAGACTCCATTAGCTCCGTTGACTGGCGACGTAGCCCAGTACTCCACTCATTCAGAAGTGGTGGAAGCGTGGGGTGCCACCTCGGAAGTGGCGATCGCGGACTTGGCGTTCCGTGGTACGGGCGGTAAACAATTCATGGTTGTGCAGGTGAAGACCCAGTCTACTCCAGCCATGCTGACCTCCGGCGCAGTTTCTTCACTAGCTGAAATCCAAGCGATCGATGCAGGTGGATTCCAGATCATGGTCAACGGTTCTAACGTGACTCTCATGAACTTGGACTTCTCTACTGCGACCTCAATGACTGAGGTAGCTGAAGTACTAGACGCAGCGTTAACAGGAGCAACCGTAGCGTACACCAACGGCAGCCTCGTCCTCACCTCCACAGTGACTGGCGCGTCATCTGATATCGGATTCCCGACTGGTGATGTCAGTAACACTGCGTTAATGTTAGGGTTACTAGAATCCTCAGGTGCCCGTAAGACAGCAGTCTTAACGCCAGAAACACCTGACATCGCCATCGCCCGTGCGGAAGACTACGACCCATCTTTCTGGGGCATCGTAACTCACCGCAAGTACCGTGATACTCCTGTGGTCGACAAGCTAGCTGCGTTCGCTCAGGCTACTAAACGCTGTTTGTTCAACACCACGAACCAGCGTGCTGCCCTCGTGAAGGACAACCCAGCGTCCACTGCAGGTCAGCTGAAGCTGAAAACCTATGACGGTGTGTTATCGCACTTTAGTTCTCATGTTAACGAATACCCCTCCGCAGCCGTAGCTGGCCGTGCGATGGTTGTTAACTTCGAAGGCACTAATACGATGATCACTCTGAACTTGAAGTCCATGCCTGGTGTTACCACCGAGCAGCTTCGTACTTCAGAGCTGAACGCCCTCAAGTCAAACAACTGTAACGTGGTTGTGGACATCGCAGGTGAGAACGTCTACAGTGACTCTCGTTTAGCGTCAGGGCTATGGTTCGACGCGTACCACGGCGTAAGCTGGTTCCGCAACCGTGTCGAAGTTGGCGTGTTCAACCGTCTACGGACTACCAGCAAGCGTATTCCGTACACAGACGGCGGTTTGGAAGTGGTCATCACTGAAATCGAACGTGCGTGCCGACAAGCGGTAACCAACGGCCTCTGTGCTCCAGGTTACAACGCGGAAGGTGAGTACCTGCCACTGGGTTACCGCATCACTGCGATCCCTGTAGCAGACGTAGCACAAGCAGACAAGTCAAACCGCATCTACCGTGGTATCACTGTAGAGCTGGTTGGCGCAGGCGCGCTACACGAAGTCGTCATCACTGGTAACTTCAACGAGTAATAATAAACAGCGGCTAGTGCTCTTGCTAGCCGCTATGAGGAATAAAAATGAAGCAGTATAGCTTTGCAGCTGTTGACTTGTTCATCGACGAAGTGCAGATTGAAGGTTTCCCTGATGCGGACTCTGTAATTAACATCGGCCGCGATGCAGACCAGCACGCTAAAGTCATGGATGCTCGTGGCAAGATGGTAGCAGTGTCGTCTGCGGACAAATCGGGCACAGCGTTCTTCGACATTTTGCAGACCTCTGACTCTGCTCAGTGGTTACAAACACGCGCCTTACTTACTCAGGACATCGCTACCTCTGGTGGCTCAGACCTGTTTATCCCCATCCAACTACGCTTAGTGGATAAAATGGGCAAAGCAGTCGCAACTGGGGTTAACGGGATGATGGTACGTCAACCAGGCTTCGCTCGTGGTACTGGCTTAGCGGTAGAACGCTGGGTATTACAATTCGAACAAGTCTGGATGCTGCGCGGTCAATCCGGAAACGCTGGCTTGTAATAAGCTTGTAACATTAGATGGAGGGCGACGCCAGTCGCTCCTCCTGTTTCAAGTTAGTTACTGATGTGTTATAATGTTATAATATATCATTAACCAACTAGGAGTCAACAATGGCATGTAAAGACCTGCACCGAGAAATCTTAGGGCGGCAAGTATACGCACGTCAGTGGCCTGCAACGATGGCTTTGGAGAATTTAAGTTTACTCCTGACTACGTTCAATACAACGGCCCAAGTATTTATTAACGGGAGTTACAAGATTGGCGATTGTGCCCAACTACTGTACACTCCGAAGCACAAAGAAGTTGTGCAAACGATTCACAAATTCTGCTACGCCGCTCGTATCGACGGCAAAGAAATCAGAACACCTGTTGAATTTGATGCGTTGTATAATGGGGACTTGCCCGCCATCTTCGCAACATTTGCAATGGTTTGTGAACTGAACTACAAAGATTTTTTCGCCTCAGGGGTGACTCAGCAGCAGCAAGACCAAGTGTCAAGTACGAATTCGGAAGCGTCCCAGACGGAGCCGACGACTTAGCTGTACCGCAAAAGACCTTAGCTGAGTTATTTCCAAGCATTAACTCTTATCTTCTCAGGCCAGTAATCGCAGAGCCAGCGTTATGCAACTACATATCGTTGTCGAACGGTGACCTGTCAATTGAGGACTTGCACATTCTGCACGAAATCCTCGACCTGAAGAAGGAGTTGACTAAGAAGGAAAGCAAATGACAAAGCGCCCCACACTCTCACTTAACCGCGACAAGAGTGCTCCAAAGAGTATCTCCGTAAAGCAAGCCCCGCCAAAGCGGAAAGCGTACCTACCCCCGTTAAGCTCGAAGCCTACAAGTACCCCTCGGAACTTAGATAAAGCTGGACGCGGTAATCGCGCGCACGACTTCTGGCTCGACAGTGCTGGAGAAGACTTTATTGGTAATGATATGGGTTACCAACGGGAGTCAATTACCTCCGACACTGTGCTAGGTGCGACCACGTCTCCTGAACAGGTGATGGCGCATCGTATCGCCGCACTTGGACCTGATGTTGCTGCACAGTTCTTGCAACATGCAAAAGGGCTAAGTAGGCTTGGCGGTACTGATCCCAAGCATTATTGGCAGAGTGAGAACCCTGTAGAGAAACTCGCTTATATGGGACAAGTCGGCAACATCGACTTAAAACGTGTTGCAGCCCTCATGAGCCATAAAGACTCTAAATGGGGTGGTACGCAAGTAGCAGAAGGGGAGTACGAGCCGAGTTACGACACACAGATGCGCCTCGCGTCTCAGAAGAAGTCGTACTTAAGCAGAAACCCTACAGAGTTAATGCTCTCCGCTGTTGGCGCACTAACTGTGAGCAGCGAGAAGTGGAAGCAGCAGATTGACGAACCAGACATCCTTACCCCTGACTCTAAAGACGAATGGGTAAAACCTCTCCGTGCGGGTTATAGCGCACTGAAGATGATCGCAAGTTCGTACATTGACGCGGATAAACTGGAAGGCGGAGAGCTAGGCCAACCGTACAGAACCCTTCGGAAACGCATTACTCGCACACTGGCGACGTCATTGCAACAAAGTGTTAGAGACACTGGGCATGCGATGGCAAACCGCCAAGCGGGGCATGCACTTGTTGGCTGGACAAGCGCGATGCCTTCTCCCGCAGCTATCCGCGCGAAGCTTCCTGAAAGCGATCGTCTATTTATTAATGATAAAATTGATAAACTCTGGACGGAATACGAGGACGCAGAAACACGGCAAGCTAACGGAGAGTCGCCTGTTTACTCCCCGTTCACAGAAGCGATTCGTGGCCTCCGTGACCTGTACGCAAAGGGCGATGAAGGCGGGATTTCTGCTGCGAGGGACACCAAGTACCGCGAAGGCGCGTATCTAAGGGACGAGCTTGCCGCGTCAGGATTAGTCGACGAGCGACAAACCGTGCTGTCTGCGGAAGAGTCTCGTGACCAAATGTACAACTTCAAGGTAACCACGGACATCGGGGAAGCGATCTCGCTTGCTATGGAGTCGACAGGGACTACTGAAGCTGACTACCTCCACGACCCTGCGATGCGGTTGCAAGTTGACGAGTTGGCCAAAGACCTTGTACAAGACCCGAGGTTTCAGGAAAATGCGGACAACATGGGGCGTGCCCAAAACGCGCAGAAGTACCTCACAGAGAGGGCTGAGAACGCGCGTAAACGGGACACTCTGGTACGCGAGATCTCCGGCAATAGACTCACCAAGGCACAGGCCAGCCCTGCGCCAGCGGGACGCTCTGGTGTCCAGCGGGTAGCCTCCATGGTTTCTCCAGAGGCGGCCAGAGTCGAGCTACCGAACCAACGCAGTAGTTCCGCCAGCGCTCGCTTGCAAGACATCACGGGGACAACGCGGCGACCAAACGCAGCGGCTTCTATCCCCGCCCCAGCCCCTATGGTCGAGGCGAAACCCGTCACTCCCGATTCAGCACGAGAGAAGTACTTCGCCGACCGACCTTGGCTAACACCAATCGCGAGCGACGATGACAAGCACGACCCAATGTCAAAGTGGCAGCGGGAGCGAAGAGGAAAAGTCACTAGTACCACGGCATACGGCCTCACAGACCCAGAAGGCAAAAGCCTTGCTACACGCCGTCTAGTCGAAGGCGCGCTAACCCCTAAAGATCAACCTGCGGAGATAAGTAAAGGCACCGTCTTTACAGAGTCCGGTAACTCTCTAGAACCACTAGCTCTAGATTGGTACAGGCAGAATGTTGATAAAGGCGCGTTCGAACCTGGGATGATGACCAATGCGAATATGGCGGGACAATCAACCACGCCTGACGCGATCGCTTTCGGTGGTGCGCGAAACGTAGAAGTAAAGTCGAGGGATAAGTTCCTTAACCCGATGGATCCTGATTTACAACCAGGCCAGAAGGCGACACTGCGAAAGAACTACGCGCAAACACAGCATCAAATGTACCTCACAGGTGCAGCCACAACTGACCTGCTGGAAATCTTACGCGACCCTGAAGACCCCAACGCCCCATTAGGGAAGAAGGGCTTAAAGGAAGGCGTAAACATCCGTAGACGTACTATTGATCGTGATGATGAATTTATTGCGAAGCATAAGGACGAATGGGATCGGGCAGGCCGCGCCGCTGCGCAGATAGAGTCGTTAGACAACTCGAGCAAAGACGAATTATCTAAGGCGGTTGCCGAAGGTAACGTCATGGCCTTCGAGGAGCTGACGAAGAAACATGGCCTCAATGACGCGGAAGCCATCTCGACGATTCTAGGCGGGGACGCTGCGTTCCAGAAGAGAGGTCAAGCTAGCGAAAAGGCGGCTGCAAAAGAGGCGGCTGCGGCAGCGAAGGCAGCTGAGAAAGAGGCAGGTCGGCGGTACAACTACGGGGGCTTCGGCAACGCGGACGCCCCGACAACAGTACGTGGCGCTGTGCGTACGGGCTTGTCCAACATGGGTAAGTTCGGCGGGATAGCTAACGTTGCGCTGGCTGGAGCGGAGATCCTTTGGGGTGCTGCGAAAGACGTCAACGACACCGGCCTTGACCTATCGGCGAAAGCACGTGCCGCGGGTATGGGCGACCTCACATTTGCTGACGTCCGGAAGCAACTGCGACAAGCGCGGTACCTAGATGACGCAGCAGCTGAGAGCGACTTAAAGTCATTAGCATTAGCCAAGGGCGGCTTAGAGACAGGGCACGTAGGTAGAGCAATTAACATTGTTGAAGCCACACGCGGTGCAATTAACTTCGGTGATTTGCACGACCTGAATCCTAACAGTGCCAGCTCAGTGAAAGGCGTTATCGCAAAAGCTGAGAAGGAGCTACAAGACCGTGGCGTAAGTAGCTTCGGTATTGCTGCGATGATGGAGCAGTCCGGATTGCAGTCGCTGCTAAGCAATGCAGAGACCACTGAGGGGCGAGAGCAGCTCAACGTGTCCATCGCGTCACTAGAACAGGTAGCACTCGATACTAAGCTTATCGTTGCAGAAGGGCTAGGCACCGCAGCTAACGCAGTTACGGAACTAGGCACCAATTACTTGGCTCCTCTAGTTGAGTACGTCGGAAACATCTGGGACTCGCTAGCTCCAGAAGTGGAAGCCGCGGCAAATGCACTGACGGACGGCGCGCAGAAGTGGGCGGAAGAAACCAGAGCTAGTGCGAAGAACGCATGGGACTGGCTACAAGCCCCTTCGGCTGCGACATTAGCAGACGACCTAGAAGTGTTCTCGGGGCAAGACCTTGGGTACTTTAGCGAGCAGCGGGCAAGCATCTTAACTGCAATGCGAGAAATACCGTACGACCGACGCGAGGAATTGTCCTCGACGCTTAGGAGTGCAACCGCATCGGATGAGATGAAGCGCGCGGTCGCTGAAGGTGGTCGTATTCAAGTGGAACTCACCACGGAAGGCGTTGCGATCACTGTCAAGGATAATGATGGAGTTGTTCGTTCTCGGGCGTTGAAGCCCTATGCAAGAGAGGAGTATCAATAATGTTTGGACGTGTCGTAAGGGTGGAAGCCCGACATGCTTTAGACGGCGACCCCTTCTTTGTAACGGAAGACCTCCGAGTAGCAGTCGACATGGACATTGGCCTCGCGCAGCAAATCGCGCAAGCAAGTGTTATCATCTATAACTTGAGCTTGGAGAGCGCGAAGGAGTTAACTTCAGGCGACCTTGAGGTTGGCTCCGTCGGGGACGGTACTCAACGGCGGCAAGCGAAGCGCGTGTTCTTGCGCGTATTCGCAGGGTACAAAGACGAACGAATGGAAAACGGGACTTTGCCACTACTGTTGGAGGGGGTTGTAATGAACGCCTCCTCTCGTAGAGCCCTTCCAGAGTACATCACCCAGTTATTTGTTGTACCTCTGTCTGCGAGATTCTTGCGACAGACATTCCCCGCGTACACCTCAGCAGCTGGCGGGACTTTGAAGTCATCGCTAGAAGAGATAATGCAGAGAGCAGGGTACTTGCCCTCAGAGCTGACATTCGACATGCCTGACGAGTTGCTCTCGCAGAGTACACGAGGGATGACCTTTGAACCTAAGCCAGATGTATATAGTCTATTAAATCGAATGGGGCAGTCGTTCTCATTCACTTACTCGACGCGGGCGGAAGGTGTGGGATTCTACCCACGGTTAGACGACAGCGGGGCAGCGCATAGCGAGTTCAACTACCTCCAAGAGAACGGACAAGCGTACGAAGTATCTCCGATACTTATGCGTGGGACTCCAATGGTAGGAACAGCAACAATCACTATCCCGCTCAACTTTGACGCCCGTATCTTCCCTGGCTGGGTGATCGACACGCAGCTAATACAAGGGACTCGTGGGGACGTCAGTCTGCCGTCCGAAGGTCTCGCAGAGTACTCAGGCATCGGGGCGTCGCTATACTACGTAGATGACGTCGCGAAGTACACGGTACTACCAAAATACATGGTGTTGCGAGTAGTGCATAAGATAGACACTCACTCCGACACGTGGCTATCAACCATTATTGGTACGGTACCATCAACAGGGGATCAATCTAAAGGGGAAACTCGTGGCTAATTTACTCCGTGAAACCATGATCGTTTGGGAGGAAGTGCCTAACTCAGGGACTTGGAGTGTCTTGGCCTTTGACGGCGTAGTGAAGGAAGCGCATTCAGGCGCGACTCGAATTACCTCGTACCCTGTAGACTCGGGCTTCCTAGTTTCAGATCACGCGATCCGTCAAAACCGCCGCATTGTGCTTGATACGATTACTTCTAATATCAGCATGTCAGTGGCCACAATGCGCAAAGACTTCAAGACCACGTTCAAAGAGCTCATGGTCGCCGTCGGTGGCGCGCAACTCAACGGACCCGACCCGTATGCGGCTACGGCTAAATACGGTCGACCCGCGTACGACAACGACGCACTGACGGTGAAGGTGCCATTCACAAGCATCACGCTTGGGACATTCACTAACCCTATCGCAACTGCTTTGGGGGCGCAAGTCTCGCTAAACAAACTCGATGAGACGATGAATATCATTGAGAAGTTAAACGCAACTGGGCAACTAGTGCACGTAATCACTCTCCGTGGTATTCGTAAAAACTGCGTCATCACAGAGTATGAGGTTGCGAACGACGTGCGGAACGCGTATGCACTTCCATGCATGCTAGTACTCGAGCAGCTGAACGTAGTCGATATCAGACGTAGTAAAGTGCAGGTGAGTACAAATCAAACTGACGGAGACGAGATCGCGCAAGAGCAAAACCTTGTTCAGCGCGTTCTCCCAGCGACAGCGATAGCGTACAACTACTTTCAACCAGAGTCCCGACAAGTCCTAGACAGCAAACCCCGAACGACACCAATCGATTATTTCGAGAAGGAGCATCGGGAGGTGCCGTACTCGTCGAAATTTGACACGCAGTTTATGTACCGCGGAGTTGAATACGTCCTTGGCCAAGTACGTTGGAACGACGCCCTAGCATGTTTTGTAACAATCCTCCAATGGCGGGTAAACGGTGTATATCACACGATTTCGTCTATGCCGTTGAGGAGCGGGACAAACTTAGTGCAGCAAGCTGGGACTAACCTCCCGTCACTAGTGGCAGCCAACGTCAACTCCCGTGGTGAAGACCCTGCGACCCTTGAGGACTTACGGATCTTTATCATCGAAGATTTTGACGAAACTTTCTTGTAGGTAATATGCAAATCAATACGAAGACACTGGGGACAATCAAGTCATTTGACCCTGTTACCCAGTTTGCGACGGTTGAAATTATTTGCAATGATACTGCCTCCACGCTCGACCAGAACTACGTCAATGTAGACCCCACGGTATTAATTGATGTGATGGTCGAGTTCCCTCGGGACAACATGTATTGTGTAACCTTCCCTATCAAGGGCGGGGAAGACTGTATTGTAGAGTTCTTCGAACAAGGCATATCTCATTGGCAATACGAGAACCGTAGGAAATATAACGTGGTAAACGGGCGCCCTGAGGCAGCTGCGAGGCGGCGGTTTGACCGCTCTGATGCAGTGTGTCGAGTATCTGTAGGGAATCTAAAGACCGCAATTCCTAACTTCAACACGTCCGCTTTCGAAATCCGGAATATGGAGGCAGACCAGTTTATACGGCTGCAACCAAACGGAGACGTCCTTATCCACACAACTGGGAATATCCACCACAAAGCTGGTGGCAACTACACAGTAGAGGCGGAAGGTAATATCCAGTTAACCGCTGGAGGAGACTTTACCGCGCAGGGTACCAACGCGTCGCTACGCGGCTCAGTGATCGCAACCATCAAGGGCGGGATTACTCAACTGATAGGCAGCGCAATTAAAATCGCGCGAGGGTAATATGATCGTTGCAACCCACGTTGCTATGTCGCAAGGACACGGCAACTTTCCTCCAACGCCATCCGCAGGTGGTAACGACCTATTCACTATTGACGGCCACCCAGTAATTCTTGTAGGGCAGGCCTTCATCCCGCACACTAACGGGAAGGTTACGCATACCCCTGTGGTGGCGGACGGCAGTGACTTGCTAACAGTAGACGGGATTCCCGTAGCGTTAGTTGGGAGCTCTCTAGGCTGCGGGGACACGATTGCCTCCAGCGCCACGACGTACGTAGAAGTGGAGAGTTAATGAACTTATTATTAGATAGAGAGACACACGATATTATTGTCGGAAGACGGGCAGCGCGAGTCGACGGGAGGGACTTATGTCTCCAGAACGTAAAATGCCGTCTTCTGTGTTTCCTCGGGGAAAAGAAGCGGCACCCCGACCTTGGGTTACCGTGGCAAAGTGTCCTCGACCGCTCGTACGACTTGCATGCCATGAAGCTAGCGATTAATGAATGCATCGTCTCAACCCCACATGTACAGTCGGTAGAGAAACTGGAATTAATCGCTGACAATAAGACCCGCGTCTTGCGGGTTATGTTTGAAGCCACAACCGACTATGGCTCAATCTCAAACGAGGTGTCAATATGACCGAAGGTGTAACACGTAACGGTTTGGTCATTGCCAACTATGAACAAATCGTTGAGAAAATCTCCACGCGCATGAAAAGGCAGTGGGGAGAAGCGTTCGACACGTCTCCCGAAAACCCTGACGGGGAAATGATTCGAATGATAGCGGAGTCCATCGACGAGCTAAACCAGAAAGTGGAGTACGCATACCATGGGTACAACCCTAGCGTAATGGTTGACGAAGGTCTCGACAACATTGTACGTCTAAATGGCATACGCCGCGTTCGCAACGAACCCACAAAGGTCTCAGTTTTATTCACCGCGACTGAAAGCGTTGGGTACACGATTGAAGCAGGTACCATCGTGGCTACGGACGACGACTACGAGTTCTTGACGGTCGCAGACGTGGTAGTCCCAGGGGAAGTTATCGCTGAGGCTGCGAAGCTTGGAGCGTTAGTCATCCAACCTGGCGAGGTCACGGAGATTAAATCGTCCGGAATTCCTGATGATATTACCGTAACAAACGTTGAAGCTGGAGTAACTGGGATCATTCGCGAGACCAACTCCCAGCTGCGTGCCCGTAGAGAGCGCTCTGTAATCCGCTCCGGTGTTAGTACAGCGGAAGCTATTTACGCGGCACTTGCAGACTTGAACTTGAGCTTTGTGGCTGTCCTTGAGAACGACACAGCAGAAGAACGAGGCGGCATCGCCCCGTACCACATCCTTGTAGTCGCGGAAGGAAGCACGCCACGACTCATCGCGGAGCGAATCAAAGCGAACAAGCCAGGCGGAACTCCTACACAAGGCGCTATTAAAGTAACGTTAAATGACTCTGAAGGGTACCCGCACGATATATTCTTTGCGAGACCCGTACAGAGGCCGATTCATGTGCGTGTACGAGTATCTCGTCCAAGCAACGTGGCTCTAAACGGGTTGGCGAAGATGCAGCAAGCTGCGGTTGATCACATCAACAATATCCAAATCGCGCACCCCGTTGAGTGGGCACGAATGTTCGCCCCTGTGACCGCTGCTGCGCCCGACATCGTAGTAAAGACGCTGGAAATTAGTGCGGACGGTGTCAACTGGGGAGTGGTAGATGTTCCTGTAGGAATCACGGAGAAGGCGTTCGCGAGCTTGAGCACGGTTCTCGTTGAGGAGGAGTAATGGCTACTTTAACCGAGCGAATGATTAAGAAGGTGTGGTACCAGTATCGCAACTCTCCGAACTTCCTCGCGTACTTAAGCTGCTTCCTCGATGAGCTTTCTGATACCGAGAAGGTGCTAGACGAAGTAATTGCGAAGAGGTACTACGGAACAGCGGAAGGGGTACAGCTTGACGTTGTTGGCTCCTTAGTTGGAGCTGAGCGAATCCTCAAAGGTGTGGTACTCGCAGGGAACTTTGGTTACTTGCAGTCTGCCGAGTCCATGGGCATGGGGCGGGAGGACGACCCCTCACTAGGTGGCCCGCTTCGCTCTGTCACGGATGCAGGGGTTGAGGACATTGTACTTGATGACGTGTTATTCATGAACTGGATTGATGCGAGAATCATCAAGAACAACACCGCCTGTAACATTGAAGACATCATTACCTTTTTCAAGTTGATGCTGAATAACCAAGCAACTAAAATTCAGGTAGAAGAACCTGCCCCGAAAGAGCTCAGGATCACGATTCATGCGAAGTTAAGTGTGTACGACGCTGCTCTTGTGCGGAGTCTCGCGCAGCATATTAAACCCGCTGCGACGGGCTTCTTCGTGCAGGACTTGCGTGGAGAGATCAAAACGCTACCAGTAGCATACAGGAGAGAGTAATGGCAACAAGACCGTTATATAGCTCTTTGTGGGCACAGAACGCGGCTCCAGAAGACTTCGGGGATGCGGACGTCTACGTACCTTCTAATCCGGTGTATCCTGAACAGACAGAGAACCAATACACTGTCGGCTGGTACGTTTCCCCGAACAATGACCTCGTGAAGCAACCACACCAGTGGGTGAACTCATGGGCGTATACGGTAGACCTCGCCATCCTCGAGTTAATCACAAACGGGAGCGTATACCAACCAACCATCTCCTTCAGAAAAAGTGGAATCGTCCACGTAGAGGGGCAATGGTGGTTATCAAAGGCAGACGAAAACACGGCGTCTCCCGCTCCCGCGGCGTGGGACAAGGCGGCGTTCAACGATATTGTCGACTTGAACAACTACGCTGCGGTGAAGGACTCGGAAATAGAAGCCCACAAAGGGCGTCAAGACAACCCACACGGCGTGACGCCAGCGCAAATCCAAGGGTACAGCAAGGCGCAGATTGACGCGAATGTAGCGGTCGTGCAAGATGACTTGACGTCCTACAAGCAACGCCGCGATAACCCGCATGAGGTGACTGCTGCGCAGCTAAATGCCCTATCTGTCGCAGGGGGGCGGTTTAATGGGCCAGTCGTGATGCCAGCGATGCGGTTACCTATCGGCGTCGAAGTATCTCTCTCGGAAGGAATTTTCGGAGGGCGGAGCCAAGGTGTGTCTCTAGGAATAAACCCGACAATAGGGATCCCAACCTCCAACAAGGTGGAGCTAGTGTCGGATAAAACATTCCACGCGATCCGCCAGCGCTACGCTTCTCAGTTCAACGCGCCGCCTCCTGAACTGCAACTTCCGCTACTCCGCGACTTAACTACGTACCAGTCAGGGTACGGAGGTGTGGAGTTAACGGGGACAATCGACTTCCATCAGCACGGGCTACTTATGAATCCTGACCTCATACTGACGGCTACCCCAGCAGGGGTACGAACGGTCGTCGCACTTGGGAGCGATGGAGTAACTTACGCTGTACAAACACCAACGGCAAGTACGAACCTGCTTCAAAGGTTACGAGACCGCGACATGCGAGTTTCTAACCTGCGCGCATGGTCGACCCCGTTAACAGAAGACCAATGCTATGGACTAGGAGTAAGTGTATGGCTATAGTTTCACGACCACGCTTCGACCGAATCTGGGCAGCTACTGGTCAACTCGCGGATCCAGGTGACGCGAAATACGCACTTGGGTGGACGGCGGAAATCCCAACGTATGAAGTACTGAACTACCTCCAGAACCGAACGGACACTGCGCTTATCGCAATTGCGGAAACTGGTGTCCCCGAGTGGGGTACGGACGTCAACTATCGTCGCGGAGCGCCTGTATGGTTTAATAATACTATTTATTATGCCAAAGTAGCGAATCCAAGCAAGACAGCAAACCCGCAGGTTAACACCGCTCAGTGGGGACAAAGCGCGATTACTTTTACTGCGGATCGCTTGTACAATCTCGAGACAAACTTGTCTGCCCACGAGAACAACAAGAGCAACCCGCACAACGTCACGGCTGACCAAGTTGGGACATACCGAACAGGCGTGATTGATGCCAAGGTGAAAGTAGTCCAAGATGAACTTACTGCATTTAAGGCTAGACGGGACAACCCGCACGGAGTGACCGCAGCTCAAGCAGGCGCAGTTCCCGTGACAGGTGGAACGTATTCTGGCCCAGTAGAGTTTGCGACCAACTCGGTCACCTTCGCCCCAATTGACGGAGGGTACAAGCTCATCGGGGACACAGGGTTCGCGGGTATTGAGGCTCGTGGAATGCGCATGGGAATTAACGTTGTGACCAAACTCCCTGTGTTTGTAAAGGACGGAGTGCAGGAACAGTTATTAACTGTCAACGAGTACCTTGACGAGCGTCGGGAATCTGAAGCTTTGTACGCAGTCCCTATCCCCTACTACGAAATCGATGCCCTGAGTGATATTCACATCAAGCAAGGCGTTGGATTCTCAGGAGTCGTCCGCCCGTCAGGCGCGACGTACACTGACCGCGCGGGAGTTGTACAGTACGCAAACCCAAACACCC